CTATAATAAAATAGAATGTTCACCCTCACTTAAGTAGCCATAGTAGATACCATCTTTAACCACCGCAAGACAGAGATCGCCGCATACTTTTTTAATAGACGATTTATCAAAATAATCTAACTATTTAGCAAAATCGACAGCTAATCTATCTTCATTAATATTTTTACTAAAGATCTCGGGAACAATATACCAATCAAAACGATACATTGTTGCAAAGTAATTTACTACTTTCTAATAAATACCATTGGTACGATAAAAATAATTAGATATTTCTCTTAAAGCGCAAATATCATTCTTTTTTAAAGCTTCTAAAACAGCTTCTTTCTTATCCCAAAGGTATCTGCGGACTCTTTTAATAGGTTGTCGTAAATCAATAGTTGCATCATCATAAGATTTAGGACCCAACTTTAATCGAGAATAACTTTCTGAATTATTGGGTCCCTAAATCATATTAAATCCTTTTTGATGAATAAATTCTAATCTTTCTTCCTTGTTCAATGGTCCTACCCTCCCTTCTTTTTTAATATCCGGCTTTATGCATTATGTAATCATAAGATATTAAATTTTCGTCCGAGTAAGGAATTTCTATTAATTTAAAACCATGAAGAGCGCAAAATCTGCGTTTCTGATTATCATTATATTGCTATTGATAAAATCCTTTTTTTCCACCAAATTTTGCGCTTGGTTCATAATGCTATCTACCTTGATATTCAATAATAAAATCTATTTTACCATCATCATCAAATATCACAAAATCAAAACGTAAAGGGCGACCACTTGTACTATTTAATCCCTAAAAACTATATTCTTCTTGAAAATTTAAATCTGCATCTTTTAAAATTTCGTGTATTTTTATTTCTCCTCGACTTGCTTTCATTTATACGCCCTCCTTTTATAATATTACAAAAAACAAAGCAATAAATTTTCCTCTTTTGTCCTAAAAAAAATTAGTTAAAAAGGCGCCATTCTTTTGCATTAAATTTCTTTTTCCTTTTTTTACTATCTTCTTCGTGTTTAATATAATATAAACCATAAACAAAAGCAGAAACTTTATCTTTAGGGATTCTCTTGTTTGCTTGTTTCAAAATAATATTAACACCTTCACTATCTTCTCTAAGATTCATTAATTCTTCTTTTAGAAAACTAGTAAGTGTAAAAGGCATTAAAAACTAAGATCTTTGCTCTGGTTTCATCTATTGCCCTTTTACAGTTCCTAAAAGTTTCATTTTAGCAGTACGTTCATCTACTAATGTTTTTATTTTTCCAGAAGATAGCTAAACCTGGGCGTTTGTGTATGCTTCAGTATTAATTGGCGCGTTAGCTTTTATTAAATACATAGCATTTTCTTCACAATCAGGAGTCCGATATTTCTTATAATATTCAGCGGCATCTTCCTAAGTACCACCTTCAACGCCAAAATCGGGATAAGTCTCACTTGTTTCTGGATCTATTGTTGGTTTAACCATATAATCAATTAAACCAGCACCTAGACCATTTGCATCAATAACCAAGCGTCTAGCTTTATATTCATAATATAATTTTTTTAACTTTAGAGCTTGATCACCAAAATGTTCATCTGACATAGTATATATATTTACTAGTTTTTTTAAAGATACTGACGAAGGTTGCGGAATCACATTAAAAACGCACGCAACAGTATCACAACCCTTACGACCAACATCAACAGATATAATATAATAAGAATTTTTGCTCGCTCTACCAGATGCAGAATATTCTGGCTAATTCAAAATTCTATTTCTATCAAACATTTCCGCACTAAAGAATGCATCAGCAACATCGCCAGTCCAGCGACTTTCAAATTCTCTATCAAAAGATGCTTCGTTAAAACTACCATCATCTTTTAAATCTTTAATAAAAGTTTTACTTTGTAAACCAACAGTAACAGGAAGTCTCCAAGTGCCACCTAAAACAATACATTTTTCAGGTTTAATTACCATACGAACTAAAAGCTAAATTAATTTTTCATAAGGGAATGTACCTTTATATCCAGCGGTCGTAATAAAAATCTATGATTTATTAATAGGTTCATCTTCGTGTTTAGTACCATCCATAGCTCTTCGTGAAATGGCCATTGTAGGAATAATAACTTCTTGTAGAATTTTTCCATCAACGCCAACACACTCCTCTACAAGACCGCCAGTTTTACGCTTACCACGAGAACTTTCTCGGGCTGCAATATTATCTAATGTTGAACCACTTTTGAATCTATAAATACAGTAATCTTTGCCTTCTAATGTTTTGCCTTTACGCCAGTCAATCTCTCGTCTAAAAGCCGGAATTAAAGTACAAATTTCATTAACTTTATCTTTAAGAATTCCAGAAGCCTGCTCTTTTCCTCCAGAAGTTACAAAAAGGTTTGAGCGAGGATAAAGAACACAGCGAACCATCAAAGCCATAATAGATAAAAAAGATTTACTATACGCACGAGGGAAAACACCATACATATATTGGTATCTAGAGCAAGCGCGAAGGAATACTCGTTGATAAAAATAAAAGTGAAATTCTCCTTCACGAACTTCTTGGCGAGAACCCCTCACCATGAAGTCCACAAATAAATCGGGGTATTCTCGCCAAAAAGCTATATAATCTCTTATTGCAGGTTTTATATTTTTTATACGTTCTTCTGATAATCCAATTTTTTGCTTTTTAGTTTCTATCTATAAAATATCTTGTAATGCCATTAATTATCACTCTCCTAGGTTAAAAAATCTGCTAAAAGAGCGTCATTAATCTCTTCTCCTTCAAGAAATTCATCAAATTCTTCAAAATCTGATTCAGTTAATTCTTTTTCAATTTCTTCAATATCACTGTTATCATCATCGTCTTCTTCATTTTCTTCTGTTTCTTGCGCCATATCTTCTTTCTAGACTGTATTGATAGCGTTTTCCAAAAGAAGACCTAAGTTAGTTTCTTCCATGATAAGAGTTTTTGTGTATAATTGCATATCTTTTATTGTTTCATCAACTTTATCTTTTGGTTCATCTACATAATATCGAGGAATGAATCCATCTTTTTCGCATATAGCAACTAATTCTCCAATAGAATCAACAAACTCACCTTGTTCAGCCTTGTTCTAGGCGGCGGTAAATTTACCGCTCTTCATCAGTGAATCATAAACTCTTGACATTTTTTGGTAAGATTCAATATCACCAATATCAATAAGCTAATTACATTTTAAAGAAGTTTTACAAATAAGCTTTAAAGTATCAATATGAGCAGCTGTCTGAATATCATAGGATTCCATCATTTCATTGTACAGCTTTTCTAACTAAAGCCACTCATCTGGTTTATACATTTTTCCCCATTTAAGACGTAGATATGATTTATCTTCATCAGTTAGCTGCGCAGCAAGCTCACTTTCTTCTTCTGCGGCCCCAGATATCTCACCGAAATAGTCCTAGGGAGGCGGCTCCGCAGGACGGTTGTCCGCAAACTCCGGTATAGCTACTTCCGCAGGTAATTCAAAACTTGCTTTATTTACGGCGTCCGCAATCTACTAAGGAGTGTAACCTTGACGTTCCATAGTATTTTTAATTTTTGAATTTGCAACTTCCTAAAGGAACTCAGAATCTTTCCAACGATAATCTCCATATTGATTTAATCGCATTTTTGCCAAATAACGGCCTAAAATTGTAAGTCCTGTTAATTTAGCTTTATCTTTCGCGTAACGATATAATAATTTATCCCATTCATCGGGAATATAAGGAACATCGCATTCTTGTAATATCCATAGGTAGGTCTCTGGTTTAAAATTATCAACATGCATTGAAACACATTTTTTGCATTGCCGCAATTTACCTTCTGGATATTTTTCTGTATTATTTGAATTATAAAATTGCGATGAATCCATTGTTTTGTTACATTTTTCGCAATAAAAGCTCTTTTTTTCTTTTAAATCCATAAATATTACCTCCTATTTTTTTTAAAGAAAAAATTTAGTATTATGAATCTAAAATGTCCAATTTTTTATTGCGGCAAGTTTTACATATACTGTAAAAACCATCTCTACTAGTTTTATTCTTACTAAAGTATTTATTATTTGCAAGTTTTATTTTTCCGCAACGACTACATTTTTTATATTTCCCTTTTTCAATATTAAAATAATACCAATTTAAATACTCGTCCTCTGCGGCTGAAGCTATAATCTTTGGTATTTTATTACGCCATAAACTAGAAATATACTCTATACTATGCTTAATTCCGAATTCTAATTGTAAAGTTTCCTAAATCTCTAAATTTGACATACCATCAATTTTACATTCAATTAAACGCATATATAAAGGATAGGGTTTTAGCGCAATATCACAAATACGTTCAAAATCGTAAATTAAATACCAAGTATCTCCTTCAAATCTGTCCCAACTATCTTGCTTAAGTCGTGAATAATTACAAAGGATAGCTTCGCAAACCTTTGGATTCATTAAAGAGACGCCCTCTGGTTGCGGTAAGTCGTCGGCCGCAACACTAACTTTTTCTGGTAATTCAATAAAATATGTTGAATGTGTTAATTTGGTAGGAATTACTGGGCAACGATAAGCATTTTTTATAACATATTGGTCTTTCCGCATTTCTATAAGAGCTTTTTTAATAATAAATCTATCTTTACCTTCTGTTGTTTTTAATTTTGCTTCCCATAAGTCAATAGTTTCTTTTAATTGCTTTAACATAGGTATTTCTTCTAAATCTTTTTTTGTTATTGTAATTTTTGGCTAAAAAATTATTTGTTTATTTTGCGACATTAAATTATAAATTCCATCTTCACCATTTTCTAGTGAGGAAGCAAGACCTTCAAATGATATTTCACGTTTATTAACTGTAGTCATTCGATTTTCAGTAAGAATCTTTTTTTCTTTTTTTTCTGCCTTCTCCATAGCGAATATTAAATAATCGGTTAAAATTTCTAAATACTTTTCTCCTGGATTAGGATTTTCTTCTAAAATTTTAGTAACTAATTGATTTCGCTCTTCTGGAGACGTAATAGTATAATCAAGTTTAATCAATTTATTTCTTACCTCCAGTCTCTAATAAGAATTATATAAAAAAATTTTTCGTAAGTCAAGGCCAAAAGTAGATAGATTTGCTTTTTTAAAAAATTTTTTTTATTATATTAATAGAAAAAAGAATAGGGGGTATAAAACATGATAATTGTTTTGGTAATAATTGCGGCGGGCGGTATTGGCTACGTCATTTACAGTGTAGTATCGTAGTGGCGACTTCACGTACTCACGCAAAAATTAATTTAGGAAAGCGAATTTATTAATGGCACTTGGACAATTCCTGAAAAAGATATAAAACAAAAATTTTTAGATGTTATACTTATGATAAATATTTAGCCAAACCCGGACAGCAACTTTTAGGGAATGATGGAAATTTTTGACACTTCTTTATATATGGAAAAACAGATAATAGGATTAACTTATTTTGTTCAAGCACAGTTAGATTATCTAAGTGGGGTTAGTTTTGTACCTCATTGCAATGTTTATAAATTAAAGGATGGTCGATGGCTATGGTAGCAAGCAAATTTATAATTGAATATGTATTACCTGTTGAAAAAATTACTACTTTAAAAGGTTGGTTTTTGAGAATTTTAAAAGTTGATAAATGCATTGATGAAAATTTTATTAGGATTTGGATAGAAAACAAATGTAAGATAGCAGATGCATTTACTGGAGAAACAAGAATGGTTGAAGATAAGGATGCTGTTGAATGGGAATTCAGCGTAGTAAAAACTGGAGAAGAATACGTTGGAGATAACGAATACGTTGGAAGTGTAGAAGACTGGCATGTTTTCGTTCTTCGAAAATGATATTTTCGTATGATATGAGTATGGGCCAGACCAAATTAATTTACTCATTAACACAAAAAAACTTCCCGTAATACACCCCCGCCACACAGAAAAGAAGCACCACCTATCCCCTACCCTCCCCTATAACAATAGACGAAAGAGATGACACTAAGTTAACTACTTCTCCTTTACGTTAATGGCTAACTAATTAATTAAAACCATTTAATTCTATAAATAAAAATAAAACAAATCACTTACAATAGCACGACTCAAGCATTCTACTCTTCCTTCTTGGTCGGGCCGCATACGACCAAGCGGACCGTAGTTTACTTTAATTAACTAAAGTGTAAATTTTCATCAACACTTTAATCAGATAAAGTGCCCAACCTTATTTCCTGGAAGTGCCCTTTGACCCAAAAGACTATTTATCTAATTTGGTAAATCACTCAAATTACTTCACCCAGTTAAAGCGTAGGCGGCTAGTAGCTAATTGTCAAAAATCTTGACTAATTTGCTGATTCAGTAAATCTAGTAAACAAGAAAAGCAAAGGAACAGACAAGACAGCGCAAGCGTGAAGGGCGCAAGAGAGAAGAAGAGAAAGAAGCACACAACAGACTAATTAACACACTAACTATTAAAAGACAAAGTAAAAAGTAAAGGAAGAATGCGCGAGAGCCGATGCAGGGAATCCATGGACAAAGACAGCAGTAGCAGTATGAGAAGATAGAAGAACCAAACAGGTAGAACCTGGTAAAAAGATGGGTAGTAGGCTTTTGTCAAAATTCTTGACACTCATGGGCGCAAGAGATAGATAGCACGTTAACTAATGCCACAGACACCGGGAACAACCATGGCCGCAAAAAAGCGGCTCTTGTGTAAGAGCCGCCGCAAGAAATATTAACGGGTGTAAGTATTAAGGATCTCACCAGTCGCGCTATCTGTAATGTAAACCGCTTTTGCGCCTTGCTCATTACGCAAAATGTTGATAGCCACAAGGTTGGCGGCCATCAGACTGCTGGTGGTACGATAGTGATAACGGTTAGTGTAGACAGTAGTAAGTGTATACATTGTGTAAAGCCTTTCTTTCTCTCTCTTGCTATACCCATTGTAACGCTAAAGGCCAAGAAAGTCAAGCACAACAAAACAATAAAAGTACACAAAGTAAGAGCGCTAAGTTTGTGCAAAAACAATAAAAGAATAGTGTTGACAAAGCAATCACCGGATGCTATAATCTAATCAGAAAGAAACGAAAGGAAAGACTAAAATGATTATCAACGGACTTTGCTACAAAAAGAAAAACGGAAACACGTTCCTTGAGTGCTACAGCTACATGGATGAAGCACAGGCGCTGAAAGAGGCGCAAGAGCTTAACGAGACAAAACCGGCACGGCTTCGTACTGGTAAAGTCATCGACTGGGCAAACATTGAATACTTCTTTATCGAAAGACAAGAGGCTTTCTGCTGAAAATGAATGACTTCCTACTAAAAAGTAGGAAGTTTTTTTATTGGCGAAAATCTAACTTTTACTAACCAAAAGTCAACAATTCATTAACCCGGGCGCCAACTTTTGCACCTGCGGCCGCAATTATTTCAAAAGTATTACGAAAAAAGATGTTGACAAACCGCTTGCTAGATGTTATAATCTAGTCAGAAAGAACGAAAGAGAGGAAACAAAAATGAAGTTTAATCTGTGGAAAAGCACTTGTACTGGTGAAATTTACGAAATGCCTATCGACTGGATGCCCCAGTTTGACGGCTGGGAATTGATTGGTACCATCGAAAAATAAAAAGAAAGCCGATTTTCTGCTGTTAGAAAATCGGCTTTTCCCGTCAGCGGCCAGGGCTTCAGCGCGCTAAAGCGTTAAAGAATTAAATTACTAAAACACACTGGTTTAATAGGTTTTAGCAAATTCCTAAAAAATTTTTTCAAGAAAACACTTGACAAACTACTTCCCGGGTGTTATAATCTAATCAGAAAGAAACGAAAGAGAGGAAACAAAAATGTGTGAGTACTTTGAAATCATGGGCGACTGGATGGAAGAAGTTCGGGAGTGGGAAGAATACGAAGCCGACATGGAATCCCATCCGTTTGATAAGTAAAGCCCAATAGATAAGAGGGAAGTACAACAAACTTCCCTCTTTTTATTAAAATAAAAAAATTTTTTCAAAAAGTGCTTGACAAACCCGGGTCAATGTGCTACAATACAATCAGAAAGAGAAAGAAAAGAGAGAAAAATAAAATGTTTACTACAAGCTACTGGGTCTTGCGCGAGGGCGATGAAAAGACTATCGCCATTTGTGAAGATAAAAAGACGGCTGACTGGATTGCCGCTAATTACTGGGAAAAGTGCGTTGTCAGAGTTTTAATTAAAAGAATATAAAAAAGGGGCTTGACAACAACCCCCGGATGTGCTACAATACAATCAGAAAGAGAAAGAAAGAGAGGATAAAAGAAAATGACTGAAATCACTGTTGAAGAACTCCGCTGGTATTACGAACATGATTACACCTTTGAAGAAACTTTGTTCTACGGCATCGACTGCAACCGCCTCGACGATGAAGACTGGGAACGGTATGGACACGCCGCAACCCTTGAAAGAGCTTCCGCTTTTGTACAAGATGACTTCCCCTACGAAATTGAGGTTGACGACGAACGGCGCGTTGTGTACTTCGGTTACGGGCTGGATGACGAGGAGTGAAATAAAGGCTCGGAGAAATCCGAGCTTTTATTTTATATTTTTTGGCCGACCGCCGCAAAAAAATAAAAAAATCCAAAAAAAACTATTGACAAATCAAGCCGGGCATGATACAATACAATCAGAAAGAGGAAAGGAGATAAAAAATGATTAACATCCGCTCGATTCTGAATCTTAAAGATAATGACGGTTTGACTCTCAAAAATGGCAAAAAGATTACTTACAAAACGGGCTGGCAAGTTGCCACCGAAGGAATCGAGACCACAAGCGCAAGAGAGGCCATCAATGCGGTCAAGATGTATAACGGCAACTGCGGCGTGTGGTTTGCGGATGGCGTCTACTACATCGACAAAAGCCACCGCGTCAATACCAAAAGGGAAGCGATGGAGATCGGCAAGGCTTGCAATCAGATTTCCGTGCTCGGCTGGCGCAAAATGAATCTCGCCTACTGCTGAACCACCAGACCGAAAAAGCTTGGAGAAATCCGAGCTTTTTTTTAATTCGACCGGCCGCTCACCAGCGCTGCGGCCGGAACTTCATCACAGTAAAGCATTACACTTTATCTCGATGAACCGTAACACTTTAAAGCACTGTACTTCACTTCCCGAAACTTCATTGTGATAAAACGCAAATGTTAAAATCCTAACCATTAGCACTACTTAATTATCACTTTATTTAGCTAAAGTAAAAAACTCAAAAAAGTTCGAATTTCACCTATTTTTCTTTTTTTGGTAAGATCCATTTCTCAGTATTTTTCTAACTTTTTAGCTGCATCAAAATGCACAAATTCAAACCTTGTTTTTTGTCATTTTTCACAATTGATTTTTCTGTATCCGGGTGTTATAATCTAGTCAGAAAGAAACGAAAGAGAGGATAAAAAAATGAAGATGGTACTCAATCGTGATTGGGGCGGTTTCGACCTCCCGCAGGACTTCTGCGATGCCTACGACCTCGGTGATGCATGGAACGCCTGCTGCGAAATCAAGCGGGACGACCCCCGCCTCGTCAAGTGGGTGGAAGACCACGCCAACTGTGAGGGCGAGTGCGGCGACCTTGCCGTTGTGGAGATCCCCGACTCCTGCACCGACTGGGAGATCAACGACTACGACGGCATGGAATCCATCATCTATGTGGTGGACGGAAAGCTCTACCACGCCTGAGAGGGGGCAACCCCTCTCGGCCGGCCCTTTCGAGTAAAGGAAAGGCCCCTATATGGGGCTTTTTCTTTTTGTCCGGCCGCTCTCCAACGCTGCGGCCGGAACTTCATCACAGTAAAGCGCTGCACTTTATTTCGGCAAACTTCATCACAGTAAAGTGCTACACTTCATTTCCCGAAACTGCATCCAATTAAACTTCAGTCTCATAAAGCGGGAAAAAGTTCGATTTTCTCAAAATTTCATTTTTTCAAAATTCCCCGTTTTTCTAACTTTTTACCCTATAAAAAATAAACAAATTTCAAGGACAATTTTTGTGCAGTTTGACGATTGCTTTTTTGGCCCCCATCGGTTATACTATCACTGTCCGGAAAACCCGGGCAACAAAAGTCGTTAGGAGGCTAACAAAATGACTATTTACCAGATTTCTGCTATTTCCATCCCTTCCCATGTCAAGCCCGCCGACCGTGCGGAGTGGTCTCTTGCCAATCATTACCAGATTTCCAGAAATGCCCACGATTCCCAGCGTTTTGACAAAGCCTCCGACGTGGAAACTTCTACCAAGAACATTTCTGTCAAGACTTCCCATTTCACCCTTATGGCTGGAAGCCTCTGCAACGGGCTGACCGACTTTGACAGCATATGGAATCTTTACGAAACCACCACCCACAGCAACGTCTTTGCCTATATCACCGCCGACTTCACTGTCTATGAGATGAACATTGACGAATTCAAGTGCTTTGTATATACGTTCTGCAATCTGGAAAAAGAGAGCGCTAAAAATGGCGGGGCGCTGAAAATCCGGTGCCGCAAAGAGTCCGGTAAAATGCTCAAGTGGCTGGCCGATAAGGCCGCCGCTTGAGTACCCGGGCCGCCGAAAAAAATTACAATAAGGGCTTGACAAACACCCCATAAGATGCTATAATGTAGACGCCAAAAGAAAAGGAGATAAAACAATGAAGAAAAAGTATTTTCGTGAGGATATGGGTTGGGGCAAAATCGTCCTTGAAACTGAACACTATATCGTTGTTCGGTGGGACGCCGACCCTTTGTGCCTGGAACAAATCCCCAAGTATTAAAAATCAAAAAACTCTTGACAACCTGCCAAGAGTATGTTATAATAAACATAGAAAGCGAGGAAAATAAAAATGGCTATCACTATCAAGCGCGTAAAAAATGAGCGTGGCGTGACGCTCGGTTCCCTCAAAGTGGGTGACACCTTCATGTATGACAACCGTATCGGCGTTATCGCCTCTCGCAACGGGCATGACTTCCCGATAGAGTTTTCCACCTGCCGCGAATTCCCCAAGAGTCGCCCTGCAAGAGAGTGGGTCTCCAGCGATCAGACCGAAATGCTTTCCCCCTCTGACATTGTCCTGCCTGTCGAGGTCGAAATGACTTACAAGGTCGTGGGCTAAGCCTGCGGCCTTGGGCCCGGGCGCAAAATTTTTTCGTAAAACCTATTGACAAATTCAAAAGATTATGGTATTATAAAGCCACGATGAGGGGAGCTAAGGCAAGTCTCACAAAAACAAAAGAAAAGGAGATATAAAAAAATGAAAGTCAACGCAAGCTACGTAAAGACTATCGAGGTCGAAATCAATGACAAATTCGCTAATCTGGGCGAGTATTGGGAAAATAATTCCCTTGAAATCCCTGCTTCTGAGTTTGATGCCTGTGGCGAAGCCGCCTGGCGTGCTGTCCTTGCCGCCGATCCCACAGCCGAAGGTGGTTGTCTGTGTAGGGTTGATGACAGCGATGGCCGTACTATGGTTGAGTACTAAGAAAAAAAAGGAGGGCTTTTTGCTCCTCCGGCTATGTCTTTGTCCGCAAATGGAGCAAATGTTCTTCTATGTTTAAGGCGAAATTTCCAATTTATGTTCTCGTCAAAGTAAAAGATTAAAATCAAAATCGGGATTGCCCTGTCGAGGGTGACCCCGATTTTTTATTTTCTATCGAGTTTCCATTTTGTTCCATCTGCGGCCCGGGCGCAATTATGTAAACTGAAATTTTTTTTGATTTTTTGAAAATACCTCTTGACATTTGGGGAGGGGTGTGCTATACTATAATTGTTCCAAGGGAAACGCACTAAGCCTTGGGTGACCGCAGGGACAGACAAAACATGTGACCCCCTAACCTGCGAAATCAAAAGTTGGGAATAATGTTAACTTTGGCAACAGTTACGCTTTCCTTCGCCCGTTTGAATTGAAAAACGGGGTGCTAACTGAAAGCGCGCCTTGGGGGTTGGAATGTGCGAAACCACCCCCAAGTGCGAGAAATTTCAATTCGATTTCTTCTTCATTTCCTTTCTGTTTCCTTTTTCTTTCTGCGGAGGGGCCCCACTTCGGTGGGGTCTCTTTGCATCTTGGGCCGCGCGCCCACGGCCGGGGTGCGCGGTTTTTCCACTAAATACCAGTTTTACCAATTTTTAAATTTTACTTCATCCATTTAAAGCGCTAAAGCAAATTTCCTAAAAAGTTCGATTTTCTCCCATTTGGCATTCTTTACCAAAAACGCAAAATCGGGTGTTTTTCTAACTTTTTAAATAAAAAAATTTTTTTCAAAAAATGCTTGACAAATCACGCGCCGGGTGTTATAATCTAGTCAGAAAGAACGAAAGAGAGGCACTTCAAATGATTACTTTCGCTATTGACCGCGTTGAGCACAAAAACGCTGGAATCGCCCGCGAGTGGGCACTCTGCCACTATTATAAGATTGAGCGCACGGCGCACGACAGCCTTGCCTATGACAAGGGTAGCGACCTTGACGCCGCCGGCAAGCATATTTCTGTAAAGGCGAGCGCGTTTACTCTTATGAGCGGCAATCTATGTGAGGGTTTGGAGAGCTTCGACGATATATGGAACCTGTACGAATCCCGCGTTCACTCCGACACGTTCGACTATGTGACTGCTGACTATATCGTCTATGAGATGAACATCAATGAGTTCAAGCAGTTCGTGTACAAGTTCGCCCACACCGAGCGCGAGAGCGAAAAGAACGGCGGTCAGATGAAAATTCGTCTCCGCAAGGAGTCCGGCAAGATGCTCCAGTGGCTGGCTAATATGGCGGCTTAAATGCCGCCTTTAGCCCGGGCCATAAAAAATTTCTTCAAAACTACTTGACAAAATCAAAATTCTCTGATACAATAATAACACAAAGAAAAAACGAAACACTGGAGGAACAAAAAATGTATGTTGTTATTAATAGAGAGTGGGGCGGCTTTAGTCTTCCCGATGATTTCTGCGCCGCCTATGGGATTAACCCGATTGACAGCTGGAAATTTGACCGTACTGACGCACGATTGATCAATTGGATTGTCGAACATGGTGGAAAACAACAAGAATACTGCAATCTGCGCGTTGTCAGAATCCCTACGGAAGCAACTGATTGGAAAATTTTTGACAACGATGGCATGGAAACTATTTTCTATGTCTTGGAAGGAAAAATTTATACTATGTAATTTTAACCCCCCTAAATGTTAGGGGGTTAAATTGTACCCGGGCGCCAATTTTCCAAAAGAAGGAATTAAAAAGTAGTTGACAAAACGCCCATTTCATGATACAATGTTTACAACAGAAAGCGAGGGAATAGAAATGACTAAAACAGAGCTTCAAGCCTACAAGCAAAAAATGTCCCCCGATGAACTCCAACAATATCTGCATTTTCGCAAGCGCGGCGGGGTCTCTAAATCCAAAAAGGGCAAGGGAAGTTATAATCGTAGAGACTTCAAGAAAGGGAATGTTTAATTATGGATAATTATCTGATCGTGATAGACACCGAGACTACCAATTCTCTGGAAGATCCCATTTGCTATGATGTGGGATTTGCTGTTGTAGACACGGCGGGAAATGTTTATGAAAAATATTCCTTTGTCGTTGCCGAAATTTTCCTCGATGAACAGCTTATGTCCTCAGCGTATTTTATTGACAAAATTCCTCAGTATTGGGAAGAAATCAAAGAGGGCAAGCGCAAGCTGGCAAAGTTTTCCACTATTCGCTTCAAGTTTGCCGAAGTTTGCAAAAAGTGGAACGTTCACATCGTCGCCGCACACAATGCCCGCTTTGATTATCGTTCTCTGAATCTGACCCAGCGTTTTTTGACCTGCTCCAAGCATAGATACTTTTTTCCTTTTGGCTTGAAAATTTGGGATACCCTCAAAATGAGCCGTGAAGTGTTAAATGATAACGATGATTATGGTGAATTTTGCTATAATCATGGCTTTTTAACGTCACGCATGTGCAGACGCTTTACTGCCGAAATTGTATTTCGTTTTTTGAGTGGCTCCATTGACTTTGAAGAATCTCACACTGGTCTTGAAGATGTACTAATTGAAAAAGAAATTTTTTCCTATTGCGTCAAGGTCAAGCCTGAAATTTGCGGCGCACTTTGGGATGACTAAAATTTTCCAAGGGGCCGGGCAATTTTTTTTTATTTGAAAAACTATTGACAAATCACTTCAATTATGCTATACTGTATCCAGAAAGAGAGAGTGATAACAATGACGAAAGCAATCTACTTTGACATGGATGGAACTATCGCCGATCTGTACGGCGTGGATGGATGGCTTGACTACCTGTGCGCCGAAAAGACTAAGCCCTATCGGGAAGCAAAGCCCCTTGTGGACATGCGCAAGCTCGGCAAACTGCTGAATACTTTGCAGGCACAAGGGTGGGAAATCGGGATCATCTCGTGGGTATCCAAAAATGGCTCTGATGCCTATAATGAGCGCGTGGCGCAGACGAAGGAAAAGTGGCTGGAAAAGCATCTCGGCTCTGTGGACTTTGACGAAATCAAAATCGCAAAGTATGGTATGCCGAAACAGTTTCTTGCCGACCACGCTTTCGGTATCTTGTTCGATGATGAACAGCGCAACCGCGATAATTGGCTCGGTGAAGCCTACGACGTTCACAACATTCTTGAAGTGCTTAGCATTCTCGCCGCGTGAGTTTGTGGAGTTTATCCCCACAAACTTCTGCCCGGGCGAAAATTTTTTTGAAAAAAGGTATTGACAAACTGCGAAAAGCATGTTATACTATAAACACATTAAGGGTGGTGACCAATCACCAAAAGGAGAATAAAAATGGAGAACTTTTTTGAAGTGAACGGTAGAAATTTCAGCGCAGAATGGTCTTTTCCTCCTATTGACGAGGAACACATTCAGAACGCCATTATGATTGCCCCTTTCAAGGATCAAATGTATGTCTATGGTTGGGGGTGCTATAATTATACTGGCGACAAAGACTGTGATATATGGGTATGGGAACCTCTCTACCCTCTGGATGCCGAAGAGGGCAAGGCTCTTCTGCGGTCTATCTCTCAGATGAGGGAGGACCTGGGTATCTAAAAATATTTACTACCCCCTATTAGAAATAGGGGGTAGTTGGCCCGGGCGCTTTTTGTGCAAAATTTTTTCAAAAAAGCTATTGACAACTGTTTATAATTATGCTATACTGTTTACAGAAGCCAAGAGAAAAGGAGATACTAAAATGAGAAAAGGTTTTGTTTCCACGATGCGCAAGGGATTTCACATGACTTTCCCTAATGGGCTTACTGTTTCTGTCCAGTGGGGTGCTGGCAACTACTGCGACAACCACTTCCCCGAAGATATGGACTTCACCTTTTCCAAAGACGCCGCAAGTGATACCGCAGAAGTGGCTGTCATTGACCCGCAGGGTGAATTCATTGACCCTCAGCGGTTTTTTGGCTATGACATTAACAGCGATGGAGACGTTGCTGGATACCTCGACCCTTCGCAAGTGGTTGAACTGCTGGCAAATGTGCGCGACTGGCCTAACATTTAACACTGGCCAATTCGCCCGGGCGGCTGGCATTTTGCACAAAAGAGGGTTTAAAATTTTAACGATCTTTGTGCAAAATGCCGTCTTGCTTTTTTCGTGAGATGTGCTATAATAATGACTGTCAAGGGGAGATAGACCGAAACCTCCCTACGGGAGAGTTTCAAAGGTGGAGATACAAGGGCCCTCCAAACACTCAAAATAATAATTGCGCAATAAAATTTGAGAAACCCCTTGACAAACTCCAAAACCTGTGCTATAATAATGACTGTCAAGGGGAGAGAGCGCAGGCCGCTCAGGGCAGGCGCCGCCCACAAGCGCGAAGCGCAATCGAAAAAAAATTGAAAAAACCCCTTGACAAACTCCAAAACCTGTGCTATAATAAGCACGTAATCAAGGGGAGCCGAACCCCACAAACGGAGAAAGGGTTGATACCATGACTAAGACCACTAACAAGACCGCTCTGAACTACGCTCTGGAGAACCTGCCCAACGCCCCCGCTGATGTGCGCGAGAAGTGGCAGAAGATGATCGAGCAGATCGACAAGAAGAACGCGGCTCCCCGCAAGCTGACTGAGAAGCAGGAAGCCAACGAAGTCACCAAGGAAACCATTCAGAATTTCCTGCGCGAGCATGCTGACACTGGCTTCCTGTGCGCTGACCTCGGCAAGCAGATTCCCGCTCTGGAGGGCATGTCGCCTCAGAAGATTTCGGCTCTGCTTCATCAGCTCAAGATCGCGGGTCTGATTGAGACCTACACCGAGAAGCGGCGCACCTACTTCAAGGCGGTGCAGTAACCGACTGGGGGACGAGAAAATCGTCCCCCTTTGTTTTTTACCCTACTATTTTGTATACTAACAGCTGCCCGGGCGCTTTTTCCAGAAGAAGGAAACAAAAAAAGATTGACAAACCGCAAGTCTTGTGCTATACTAAAGTTGACAGAAGAAAGGGGGCAAAAAATTCATGTCAAAACAATTTGATGCGCTAATCAAATTGGGACTTTCTCCAGATGAAGCAAATCAAGTGCTTGCGGATGACAAAAAAATTGACAAAGGAGAAAAAATGTCTTTTGATTTGACAAAAGAAGAAGAAAAGGCTACGCGAAAATACCGCCAAGCCGACAGAAAGCCCACCACTTATAATTTCTCTAAACGGGAGCGAAAACCCAATGAAGCCAAGAGAGAGATTATCCAGGTTCTGGATGAAGCTCTGACTGACATTGCGGACGATGTAACCGTTACCAATGTAGAGCGGCAGATTGATTTTGAATTGGATGGGGTTAAATACCGCGTAGTTCTTTCCTGTCCGCGCAGTTAATGGCCAGGCTGGAGATTTTCTCCAGCTACGCCCGGGCAAAAAAACTCTTGACAAACTAATACTTTTGTGCTATACTGTATCTAGAAAGAAAACAGGGGGATAAAAAAATGACTACAATTTGGCTTGACATGGATGGAACAATGGCTGACCTCTATGGCGTTGAGAACTGGCTTCCGATGCTTGAAGCGCACAATGCAACGCCCTACAGAGTGGCGAAGCCCCTTGTGAGAATGGCGACACTCGCTCGCCTGCTAAACAACAGACAGCGCAAAGGCTACAGGGTCTGCGTGATTAGCGCCCTCGCCAAGAACAGCACCAACGCCTATGACACGGCGGTTATGGAAGCCAAAAGAGATTGGCTGAAAAAGCACCTTGCAAGCGTTCAGTTTGATGAAATCCGCTTTGTGCCCTACACCTACGCAAAGAATAATGCCAACAACGGCAATGACATTCTGTTCGATGATGAAGCCCGTCACCTGGACGCATGGACAGGAACTGCGATTGACGCAAAAAATTTGTTGGTAGAACTTAAAAAAATTTATTGACTTTTATAAAAAAATAAGGTATAATAATAGTACCAAAAGAAAGGAAGAATAAAAATGAATACTCAAACACTGATTGTCATCATTCTTTGCGTTTACTTTTTGATTCATGTAATGTCAGATTTTCTCGAGCTTATCAGCTCCAACAAGCCTCTGCATTATCTGTGGCGTTTTGGAAATTTCGCAATTTCTCTTTTCATGATGTATTTGTTCCTGTTCCTGTCAATTCATTTTATTACAGCTTAAGGAGGAAAACAAAAATGGATGATTTTGGAAGAAAGAAGTTTTACATTACCTATCTCAGCGGCTGTGAAATTGAGGCCACTGACGAAGAAACAGCCAAAGAAATATTCTGGGAAATGATCAACAATGGACAGTTTTTCGATAACTGGATTGATTTTTCTATTAAAGAAATCGTAGAAGCCTAAATAAAAGCTGGCTCCCAGATTCTGGAAGCTAGTGCCCGGGCGCAAAAATTCCAGAAATTACCTCTTGACATTTAAGAATAACCTGCTATAATAGTCTACAGAAGGGGGACGAAAAATGGCAGAAAGTCAAAAAGAAAAAATGATGCGGATTCTCGGCTTGACGGCTGATGAAGCTGATGAACTGCTCTCTTACGATAAAGCGGTGGACAAGGGACAGAAAACCGAATACGATTTTACCCCTGAGCAAGAAAAAGCTACTCGCAAGTATCGTCAGAGTGACCGCAAACCTACCACCTACAAATTCAGCCAGAGAGAACGTAAACCCAATGCCACAAAAGGCGGTTTGATTGCAGAATTGTTTGATTTTCTGTCCAAATCTAGCGGATTTGAAATCACCAATTGCGCAATCACTAACAAGGAAAGACAGATCGCTTTTTCTGTTGGCGACGCAAATTTTGAACTTACGTTGGTTCAAAAGAGAGCTAAAAAAGAATAAAATAGGGGGAGAAGAAAACTTCTCCCCCTTGACTTTTAAAAAAATTTTTATTATAATAGTATTAAAGGAAGTGAGAAAAAATGAATGTTATTAAAAAAATTGATGACATTGGCCGTATTACTATCCCCTAGGATTTGCGGCGTTCTCTTCGTTGGATGGGCGGGGACGAGATAGAAATAACCGTTAACCCAGACGAAAGTTTGCTACTTCGCAAACGTTAGGACACTAATGATGCCCGGGTACTCAAGGAAATTTCTAGTAAACACCCCGAACTAGAACAACAATTCCTTGATTTAATCCAAATGTTAGAAAATTAAATATTAAAAGGAGCTAAATAGCTATGACTAAAGAACTAGTAGACGCTTTACTTACTATTGTTAAAATTTGCGCGTCCTCTGGCGATTGCCGCAAATGTCCTTTTCGTTAGTATTGCGGAAAAATACCAAGTTCATGGTAAACGACTGCTTGACAGTCGAATTTCACGAGGTCTAGCCATTTAGCTCTTTTTGTTTAGATTAGCTGGCGCCGCAATTTCTTTTTAAAAAATCCCGAAAAGGCTATTGACAAGTCAAGACTTGTGTGCTATAATGTCAATACAGTCGAGGAGGGAAGCAGATGAAACAATTCTTCAAGATTAACGAGAAATACCGTTTTGAGTGGAATGACCTGCGATGTTTTATCACTGTAGTCAATGTGATTTTGATTATGGTTTTTGGTCTGTCTATTTCTTGGTTCGGACTTGCGGTGGCAGTCATTGGTCTGGTCAAAGATTTTGTCACAGACAGACATTTGAATGGAATTTTTATGCATCTTTCTAGCGTAGTGTTGAACGGTTACTTTTTGGGGCTGTTTTACGGGATTATTTGAAAAGGAGATAAGAAAATGAAGCACTATTATTTTGTTGAGGACGAAAGTGGAGAAGAGTTTCTCGTCGGCGCTTACAATCTGGCAGAAGCATGGGAAATTGCAAGAAGTATCGGAGATACTATCGCAATAAACTGTGCTATTGAACCTAGCCTCAGTTTCGAGTACGAAATGACTGAGGAGGAAGCCGAATCCTCTGGACTAGACGAGTATTAATCGCAGACCCCGGGCTTTTTTTGAAAAAACCTATTGACAAATCCAAAAGGCTGTGCTATACTATAATCACCAAGAGAAAAGGAGATAATGAAATGGCTACTAAGTATTCAATGGAAGTTTGCGACGCTGAGACTGGCGAGCTTACCCCTGTCGCTCTGTTCTCTGACATTGTTCCCGCAGAGGTACTTCATGAACTGTGCGTGACCCTGTTTGAAAACATCGAGGGCGCGTCCTCCGTTCTGGTCTTTAAGGTGGACACTGGCGAAGTGGTAACTGAAACCACTGAGTCTGATTATGGCCCCGATTGGGGCTACAATGAGGACATGGGGTATGATCCCTACCTGGGATGCTACACTGATGACTGCTGAGGAGGTGCCAACAGATGAAAGAAAAATTTAATTGGGATGATCGTGAAGATCACAGAACTTTTATCCCCTGTGATTTTTGCAACGCCACAAGCTGTTATCCAGTCGATGAACATGGTAATTCGCTAGCTTGTGAACACTGTGATTATAACATTACCCTTTACTGCTTGGAACACGATGTTTAATTAAAGGGTTCCCCGGGCCGAATTTTTTTTTAAAAAAGCTATTGACAAATTTCTGCCCATGTGCTATACTATAATCACCAAGAGAAAAGGAGATAATGAAATGAGAGATATTAACAGAATCCAGCCCCTGCTGACTGACCTTGGTAACGTATGGGAACAGTGTTTTCCCGACTGGCGATTTATGCAAGTCATTAACAATTTCCAGAGCTGGCTTCGTTCTGACGGCTTCTATATTGAAGATGATAAACTCATTGAAAAATTCTGTGAGTTTGCTACAGAAATGATGAAAAAGGGGCAATAAGAATGGGAGGCTCTGTGAGCCCCCTGTTGCCCGGGCGTTGAGTTAGCTAAAGCTAACAAAAAGTTTTTCAAAAAAACCTATTGACAACAAGCCAAAAGTGTGCTATACTGTAATCACATTGAGGGTGGTAGTCGACACCAAGGAGATTTTGCTATGAACAGCACTTACTTTGAGCGTGAAATTCAAAACATCGAGAGCGAGGACTTGCGCGATTTCGTGCGCTTTTTCTTTAACGAGAAGGTCGGCGCGTGGTTCTTCGAGAGTGGCGCATCTGCTTCGGGAAAACATCACCCAGACTTCACCAAAGGGCACGGCGGCCTTGTGCGCCACACTCGTGCTGTGGAATGGGTTTGCGAAGAGTTTCTGCGCATGAATCCCTACGCCTACATGAAATCCGAATACAAGGACTATGCAAGAGTTGCCTGCTTGCTTCACGATGTCCGCAAGTACGGAAGTGGAGATGCCGAGAACAAGAACTGCTATAAAGAGCACGGCAAACTTGCCGCTGATGCCGTGGCGGCGGCATGGCTTTCGTTTTTCGACCAAGGGGAAGCCCCCGAATTGCTCTTGATGGCTATTCGTTCCCACATGGGCCAGTGGACGGAAAACGAAAATGATTACCCCTTTACCGACATCGACCGCCTTGTGCATCTGTCGGATTACATCGCAAGCCGTCCGTTTTGGGACATTCCCGAACTGTCGGCGCAGTACACTGAGGACGCGGCGCAAGAAATCCTTAATAGCCCTCCCGTCGGTATGACGAACTATCCCTTTTAATGAGGGTAGTTCGCACCCGGGCGCAAAAATTTTTTTTAAAAACCTCTTGACAAATGCCGCAGTAGCTGTTATAATAATCCCATCAACAGAAAGGAATAAAACAAGAATGTCTGAATGGTTTATTGTTATTGACACTGAAACGGCTGATAGTGTTCAGCGCCCCCTGCCCTATGACATTGGCTATAAAATTGTCAATCGTCACGGAGAAATTGCGGAAACTCGTTCTTTTGTGGTCTATGAGATTTTCGTCGGCCAAAAAGGCATGATGCAGTCAGCTTATTACGCAAGCAAGATTCCTGCGTATGAATCTGATTTAAAAGATGGGACACGCCGTTTGGTGCGGTTGTACACGGCGCGCAAACAGATTCTCGACGACATCCAGAAGTATAATATTTCTGTGGTATTCGCCTACAACGTTGGATTTGACCGCCGCGCCCTCAATAATGACCAATCTTTTACCACCAATAACCGATACCGCTATTTCTTCCCCAAGGGTATTGAATTTCGATGCATTTGGCACATGGCTTGTCAGGTTTTGCTGGCTCGTCCCTCTTACATTAAGTACGCAAAAGAACACAATTTCATTAGCGAAAAAGGAAACATTTTGACTAATGCCGAGTGTTGTTACCGCTATTTGACCAAAAATCCTAACTTCCAGGAGGATCACACTGGTTTGGAAGACGTTTCCATTGAAGTAGAAATCCTGCTGGCTTGCTATCGACAGCACAAGAAAATGGAAACTAAACCCTATACCGCTTGTTGGCGATTGGTGCAGAAAAAAGCCGCGGAAATGGAGGCTGCGCAACTGGGCGCGGCTTTTCCGCCCGGGCCGCTTTTTTGTACAAATTGACGAGAAAAAACTATTGACAAATACGAATTAAATCATTATAATGATATTATCAACCAAAGGAAAAGAGGATAAAAAAATGAAAAGATTTAAATATTCTTGTGATGGTGGTGCCCTCGCTTTGGGTAATGAATTTTTTACTTGCCATTACATGAACAAGCATGGAGATGGTACGCATCATGTATACATCAAAGATTTAGGTGAACAGTTTCCTGGTGCTGATAATCGTAATTTCTATGACTTGTATCATTTTGAAGGAAGCATTGAGGGTGTTTTCAATGTTTACAATTATGATTGCTTGTCTAAAAGTGAATTGAACAATAAAGAAAATATTTTAATCACTTTGACAGGACGTTATGGTGTCTACAGTATGAAAGATAAATACAGCGGTGACATGCTGTTGGAAAAATGGGAAGACTAATAGCTGCCCGGGCATTCGGCAAAATATCTAAAAACTATTAAAAAAATAGATCGAGTTTTGTGCAATCCGCCTATTGTAATTTTGATGCCCTCATGTTATACTATAATCGTTCCGAGGGAGAGAGATAGGAAGCGAATGTGGATTGCTCTCATAAAAAAATGAACCAAGCGCGCTGGACGAAAAACCCTCGAAACAAAATGTACTGAAAGGACGAATTTGCAATGGGTTTGCCGATGTGTTGTCCTATGGGTGTGAAGTAACCCGCCCGCCAAAAAGAGGTTGCCACCTACGGTGTCCAAAGCCGTAGGCGTTGAATAGGGGCGAAGGCGTAGGGCGTAGCTATCCCTGCGCCTTTTCGCCCGGGCGCCCGTCAAAATGCACAAATCCAAAAGAGAAAAAATAATGATGTTTGTGTATTTTGACTATTGTAATCCATGTGCCAATGTGTTATACTACAATTGTTCCGAGGGGGAAGGCAAACAGCGGCAGGGCACTTCCCCCCCCCGAGGACGCCAAAAAAAATTTAAAAAACCTCTTGACAAGCCGCCGCTAATGTGCTATAATAACTACGTTGAGAGGGAGAGAAAAGCTCAAAGCTCTCCAAAAAAAATTCGAAAAAAAATAAAAAAGGGCTTGACAAACAGCACAGAGTGTGCTACAATAAGGGTGTCAATGAGGGAAACCCCCTCTTGAACATAAAAAATAATGGGTAGCGACCTACCGCTAAAGGAGTTGTATACTATGACTAACACCACCAAGATGACCAACCGTTCCGCTCTGACCTACGTTCTGAACAACTGCACCATCCCCGATGATGTGGCGGAGAAGCTGAACGCCATGATCGCGGCTCTGGACAAGAAGTCCTCTGCCGAGCGCAAGCCGACCGCCAAGCAGGTCGAGAACGTGGGTGTCCGCTCCGCTCTGGTTGACTTCATCAACGCCAACTCTGAGGGCAACGGCTTCACCTGTAGCTCTCTGCTCAAGGAGTGCCCCGACGTCGAGGGACGTTCCCCGCAGTACGTTTCCGCGATTCTGCGGCAGGCTGTGCTGGCTGGTGAGATCTCCAAGGGCACTGTCAAGCGCAAGACCTACTTTGCACCTGTGGGGGTGTATGCCGCCACTGACGACGAGGAGTAATCCCCTCTGCCCCCTTTCGGGGGTAACGCTTCAGCACTTTCGGGTGCTGAAGCGCGCCCGGGCAAAAACTTTTTTCAAAAAGGTATTGACAAGTGATGTAATCTGTGCTATAGTATAGTCATCAAGAGGAAAGAAGAATAAAATGATGTATACACAAATCACTGGTACTCATGAAAATAAACCTACTATTATTGTGCAGTTTTATAATAATGGCACTACTTTGCTTTACCTTGAGGGAACTGATCCTTTTGTGCGACGTGGTTTAACTCTTGAAGAAGCACAGCGAGTTATTGCTAAAGCAGGTTATTCTATTAAAATTGAAAAAATTACTTGACAGATAGCTGTTTCTGTGCTATAATACAATCACAAAACGAGAGAGGAGAAAAAACAATGAGAGCAACTGGCATCGTAAGACGTATTGATGATCTCGGTAGAGTTGTCATCCCAAAGGAAATCCGCAAAGCAATGAACATTCGTGAGGGCGACCCCCTCGAAATCTTCACCGACCCCGATGAAAAGGCTGTGTGTTTCAAGGCCTATCTGCCCTACTCTGAGCCGTGGCGTCTGCTCGAAGATGCCGCAGAGACCATGCGTGACAGCGAGGACTTTCACGAGTTCGCCGCCGATGTTTACGCCCTCGCGCGTAAGATTAGGAAATCTGCGCAAGGCTGATAAATACCCCCGCTTCGGCGGGGGCATGGCCCGGGCGCATTTTTTTTGAAAAAACTATTGACAACTACCTTTCCTTGTGCTATACTATAGTCACCAAGAGAAAAGGAGATAAAAAAATGATTGACGAAAACATGATTTACCAAGCCCAGCACATGCTCCACGAGCGGTGCATGTATTATCAGCGTGCCGCAGGCAAGATCACAGATGAAGAGTTCAAAATCCATTGCAAATTTGCGGCTTTTGCCTATTCTTCCGCCTGTGACATTCTGCTGGCGGCGGTACTGGGAGACGCCGAACTGCTCAAAGAATTTGACTACTTCAAGGAGGATGAATAAAATGAAAACCTACGAACTAATTGACGATCCCCTGTGTGATGTTGAGGGCTTCGACTCTTATGAAAACTGCGAAGATTGCCCCCATTTTTACGAGTGTATGAAGGTAAAAGAAGACGACACGCAGGAACTTCTGGAGCAGGGGTATCACTTCATCAACGGTGAGCCTATTAAACCGCCTACCGCTGATTTTATCAAGGAAACTTTGGAGAAAGTTCTTGAGCATTGGGATGAAGAGGTCAGTTTTCCTCCCGATTTTGACGAGATGGCGACCAATGGGTTTAGGGGGTAAGTACCCCCTAACCTGCGCCCGGGTAAAAAAATTCAGAAATCTATTGACAAATAGCACAATCTGTGTTATACTATGTGCAGAAAATAAAAAGGAGATAAAAAAATGAATATTATTCTTATTTACGCAGACGACTATGGTCTTGTTGGAGTAGCAAACAACTACTACAACGCGGTAAAATGGCTGATTGCCAACAACTGGATTACAGATAATACTGAAATCTGCGTTGGCAACAACGAATACTCGTATGAGTGGGCGTCACTCAAAGATACTCTCGGCGAAAATTGGACGGACAAAATGCTCGATCTGTGGGACATCGATAGTTTCAACGACTATTGGGGAAGCTCGTTCCATTTGGAGCTTACGGAAGTGTTTCAGGGGTGAATAATAACTCACCCCTATTCATTCGCCCGGGTGATTTTGCCGGCCCGCTGGCGCAGGCAGCTGGGCCGTTTCCCGCACCCAGATACCATATGCAAATTTTTTCGTCACACGAGTGGCATATGCTGCGTTCTTGCTCACTCCTGAAAATACACCCGGCCCCGACCGGACATCCGACCGGAGGCCCATATGCAGAGCATATCGACCAAAACTAAAGCCATATGGCCTTGACTTTTAAAAAAAATTATGTTATAATATTAAAAAAAGACAAAATTTCCGAGCGCAAGCTCAAAAACCGACCGGAAACGTCGCAAAAAATCTCTTTTTTCTCTTTTCCTCTAGCATAAACTCTAATATAACATCAAACCTAGTCGCATGGAAACTTATTCAAGCCCAAAAGTGCGTAAATTTGATTTTTTTTAAAAATTTTTTTATAATATATATAGAAAATAACAAAAGGAGATTTTAATTATGGATTTCACTTCTGAACTGCTTGCCCGCCTCCAGAAGGGTGAAAGTGTAGACAGCTTGGCGGCCGAGCTGACTAAAGCTATCAACGACGCATGTACTGAGAATGAGCGCATCAAGGCTGAGCAGGAGGCAAAGCGCAAGGCGGAAGCTGAGGCCAAGAGACAAGCGGAAATTAAAGTGCGGGATAAACATGATGCCATTGAGAGTCTCCGTTGCGCAATCGAGAAGATTATTGTCGCCTGGGACCTTGGTGATGACGTACTTGACTTTGTTGATGGGGTAAAAGCTGACGAGCTGGTTAAGGAGCTCGACGAAGTCGTTCATGAGGCTGTTTCTGCGGCAAAGGCATATGCTGAGATGTTGAAGAAAATGGGCACGCTGCACTGGACGCCGCAGTTGGATAGCTCGCGGGCGGTGTCCGAGGAAAAGATGAACAAGGTTGATCCGATTGAAGATTTCCTTAACAAGTTTGTACGATAATATATACAGGAAAAACTCTCCCCCTTGGGTGTATTGCTCAAGGGGTTATTTCTTTACAATAACGGTCACGATAAAACAATACACAAATCTGTAACCGATCGGGGGCCACGCCACTCCCACCATTTCTGTAATTTATCACATTTTTCTACAATTTTCACATTTCCTCAACATTTATCACATTTTTTCTATAACTTTCACATCTTCTTATTTATACCTATCACAATTTCTTAACATTAATCAAAAAAATCTCTTAACATTTTCACAATCTTAATCTTAAACACTTACCATAATTCCTATTCTCATAATACTTCTTCACAATTTTCTCCTTCAACCTTTATCATCTCTATTACTCCGCTTTCCAAACTGTTGATCTACTTTCTTCTCCTTATATCTAAGCGCCATCTTAACTACTACTCTCTAACATAATATACTACACTAATTTATTCAACATAAATAACAGATTACTTAAAATTTTTATATCCTATATTCTATATACTATTTCACACATTCTATTTCATTTCATTTTTTATTTGATTTTCTCTTTTCGTTTGAGTTTTCATTTGAGAATATCTCCGGTTAATTACTATATCCCCCTATTAAAATTTGAAATCGAGCGCTCTAAGTTTTTTAAAATCCGGAGCGAAGCGAACGGATTTTAAAAAACGTTACTTACTTAGTACTTACTTATACTTAGATAATCTATCCACTTTTACCTATTTTATATCGAAGTAACTATCCAAAATTACCTACCCTAACTATCCAAAATTACCCATTTATTTCTCTGGACGAGTGTACTCAAAGCTAAACTTTGTCAATTTTTTCTTCTACATCTATCCATTAAAAAAAGTTACATATTCAATTAATCCACTATTATATAACAATTCCAAAGCATTATTCACAACCTCATATTGCTTTGCATGATTTTTCAAACCAATTCCTATATGGGTCCCTAACTCCTCCAACGTAAATTCATACTATTTTCCTATGTTTAACGCCATCTTATATCTCTACCCTAAGTAAACGTATATTTTAATAACATGCTCACGACAATTATTATTTAAATACTTCAAAGTATTAAGCGGAATTAAAAAATATATATTCTCCATTTCCGGTAAAATATATGCAATATTTTTATCATCTTCACATGGCTCAATATAGCGCTAATCAATCAAATACTATAAATGCTATCTTAATGTCTTCGGACTTTTTATTCCTAACGCTTTACACATTGCCGCCTAAGTTGGCATTTTTGATTTGGAAATATAAGTGCAATACTAATTTGCTTTTTTATCAATAACGACATATTCACTTACCCCCTATAACAACGCATAAAGTTCTCCATTAATCTTTTTATCATTCAAAAAAGTAGAGACTTCTAACGTTGTATCTGCAGGGAATCTTTTCTATTCCAATGTTTTCACATCCTTTCCATAAAGATATGAAAATAAAAAAAGTAAAATTTCATAAAACTACCCAAACAATAGCAACTATCCAAAATTACCTACTCAACGTCTTGGTAAACCGATCAGTAACTATCCATTTTTACCTATTTTACTATGATTTTTATTGACAACTATCCAAAATTACCTACATTTTTTACCTATTCATTATATTTATAACAACATTGGCAACTATCCAAAATTACCTAACGTTTAAAAATTTATATTGATTTTTAATTATTTTTAATATATAATATTTATAGAAAATAAAAATAAGGAGATTAAATATGAGCTGGACACCTGAAGCTATTATCATTTCCGGTTATCGCGTACCTCGTAATATCTGGCAAGAAGGTTTCAAATACTGCGAAGATAACTGCGGCAAAAACGATAAAATTCCCAAAGACTGGGAAGACTACTTCATTGATATGGACGCCCCCGGCAGCAATGAGAGTGAAACCTTTTTCGGTTCGATTATTTATACCGTTCCAGAAGATGGCCCTACCAAAGAGCTCAGTTCAATTCCTACCAATTTTCACGCACTTGAAACTCAAAATGCTTTTCATGAAATTTTTAAAAACTATTCGTCTGTCTATAATCATTATATCGGATGTAGGTGGATTTAACTATGCTTGATAAAATTATCGAATTTAATACCTACTTTAGAGACTGCGCAAATAACTTCCTCCGAGGCAACTGCTATTGGTACGCGCACATCCTCCAAAAGCGATTTGCGCCTTGGGCCATAACGGAAATTATGTATAATCCAATACAAAATCACTTTTGCTGTTCTATCTCTACTGACACTGACACAATATTTGCGGACATATCAGGTCCTATTGATTCAAAAAACTTTGTACCCTGGGAAGATTTTATTAAAGAAGAACCACTAGAAGCCGCACGTATCTACCGAGATTGCATCTGGCACATTACTCCCGAAACTTGGGAAAACCTTCCCTTGCCTTATCGTACAGCACCTTGGTACCTGGAACAATATTACAACCGATAATATTTCCAATAGTAACCAAAAGAATATTCACATAATCCTGTGGCCGACCACCTAAAAATGTGTAATACATATCCGCTACGCAATGGTAAAAGCCGCCAGTTATAAAAGCAGCTACGCAAAACATGATATAGAAAATTCGCATCGAATCGTTAGGAGCGGTAACCGCCATATACATTAACATACCACAAGGAATAGCCAAAATTATCAACCAGAAAGGTCCAATTGCGGTTCTAGCTGCTACGATTGCGGCTGCCCCGTTGATGAGGTTCTCACGACCAAGACTCATTGCAGCCATTAAGAAAGCTCCGCCGCAATTTCCAAGCCAAATTAATAACAACTATCTCCATTTAATCTCGCCAGTAACTAATTTTCCCGCCTACCCCGTAAACAACTTAAATTTGTAAAAAATTACGGACATTAATCCAACGGAAAAAAGTAAAGCACCCACTATTCCGCCAAGCTACAAATAACAAATGCAGCCAATAGCAATAACCATTCCTGCTAAAATACTCAAATTAATCAAATCCTTTCGCCTTATACTAAATATATTATAGCAATTTTTTTTTACAAAATCAACTAAAGGAGTTATAAGAATGAACGACAGTAAATGGGTTAAAATCCCACAAAATAAATATACTCTTTTTATAAGACGAGAATATATTACGGGCCTACTTCTAAAGGAAGGTAATGATACGGATTTTTCAATTGCTACTTCTGGAGGAGAAAATGACACTCTTATTCATTGTGATAGCGTTCAGCAACGGCAAACACTGATGCATGATATTCTATCAATTTAAAGCAATTTCTTATATTTGAAAAAAATAAAAAAATAATATATAATATATATAGAAAATAAAGTTATGGAGGTATTAAAAAATGGTTGCTAAGTCATATCAGACCTGTGAAATTGTAGGTGAAGTTTATACCTCCAAAGGCCGTCAGTATGTGCAAATCAAGACCAAGTCTGGCATCCTGAAGACTGTCCGTTGGTATTCCGACGCAGAGTATCAGAAGATGTATCATGAAACTCCCGTCAACAAGAGTTTTAAGACCCAAAAGGAAGTCCTTGGCTTTATTGACGGCTATATTACCATTTTCAAAGGTAATACCTACGAAGACAAAGAATATTTCAAGTCGAATGAAGCCCGCTACAATAAACTGTGGGGCTGGTACTTTCCTTCTAATATCGAGCTTCCTAACGACATTCCTGACGATGTTGCGGCCGTGCGACTTGACTGGACTCTTGTTGGCAATGAGGAGGGGACTCTGCGCAACGATGAGGCAGTCTCCGCCGCTGTTAATTCCCTCGTACTTGAGCCCGATGACAGTGAATACCAGGGTGAAATTGGCGACAAACTTGAACTTTTTTTGCGTGTAGAACGTGCAATTCCTCTTCAGGGAGCGTATGGCCCCCAGACAATGCATATTATGCGAGATGATGATGGCAATTGTTTTGTTTGGATTACTGCGGCCAGAACCTGGGAGGAGAATTCTGAGCATCATATTATTGGTGTAGTCAAAGATCATCGCCAGTATAAAAACTGTAAGCAAACTGTACTTTCTCGATGCAGAACTCTCGATTAAAAGGAGAAATGTTCAATGAAATTTAGAGAAATTACTACTTTTATTATTTTTCTTGTCCTTGTTTTTTCAACTTATACTATATGGAAGCAAGTTTGGCTAGCTACGTACTCCTCTGAGCATCCGCGCTTTTGGAAATGGTTCTTGTTCGAGCAAGACTGGTTAACTAATATTATAAATATTTTTACAGTTATTTTGTTTTTCGTAGCACTAATTTGGTTTGTCTATATTCTAATTCTAGGAGGAGCTTAACTCCTCCTTTTTTCTTTATTTGAAAAAAATAAAAAAATAATATATAATATATATAGATAATAAAGAAGGGAGATTAATGATTTGCTGAAAGAAAGAATTACAGCTGATGAAAAGCAAATGATTGATTATCTGAGACAGAATTTTTCGGACATTGATAATAATGATTTTTTCTCTGGGACTTTTGTTTCTTGCGATCAGTTTCTGTCTCCTTGGGAGGCGGCTAAGAGTACCATTCTTACCAATATTTTTAACGAGAATCTGATTATCCGCAAGCCTATTAATATCACTATTGCCAATGATAGTCTTATTTGGGCCATTAGAGATAAAATCTTTGATAATTCTGAACTTATGAATGATTTTATTGACGCTTTTGAAAACGTTTGCAATACTACCTATATACGCAATATCACATATGGCGGGTTTAAGTATAGCCTGAGTGATATCTTTATTAATTTTATTTTTGATTGCGAAGCCTGGGTGGACAATTATTATGACGGTCCTACAGTTGAAATTAATTTTTCCAACGGGAATACTTATAAACTTGTTCATGGGTGTAAAGTAATTAAAGCCCTTGGACGTTTAGTCAAGTACATCAATGATCCCAAACTTACTGAAGTCTTTGAACATAAACGTCTGATACAGTCTCAGATCATGAACGACAGCCGTATTAGAGGTAATCTTTGTCTGAGTATCCATCCCTTGGATTATATGACTGCCTCTTACAATAGCAATGATTGGCGTTCTTGTATGTGCTGGGAAGATGGAGAATATCGTCGTGGCGTAATTGAAATGATGAATTCTCCTTATGTTGTAGTGGCATATCTTGAATCCAATACTGAGAGTTTGCCTATTGGCAGGGAATATAGCTGGAACTCTAAGAAGTGGAGAGAGTTCTTTATCGTGCGGCCGGAGCTGATTAGCGGCATTAAGGGGTACCCTTATTGGAATCGTACTCTCGAAGATGAAGTTCTTATCTGGCTTCGTAAACTGTATGCTCCTAATAGTACTTCCGAAATTAATTATTGGCATTATGGAGAAAGTTGTACTACAACCAATAATGGAAAAACTGTCAATACTACACTACGCTTTGATTGCGGACCTGCTATGTACAATGACTTCTACGCCGATAATGTCTATCATACTATTCTTCTTGCTGATGATTATCCTTCTATCTTTTGGACGCATTACTCTGGTATTTCTGAGTGCGTTTGTTGCGGATGTGAAGGAGATTTTGATGGCGAAGGAGAGCTGATATGCCAGGAGTGTGTCACTCATTATATTTGCTGTGAGTGCGGTGATATTATTTATAGTGATAGTGATATTGTTAATTATCATGGTAATTACTATTGCCGTTATTGCTTTGATGACCTTAACGAGTGCATAAATTGTGGTGCCAAAGTTGACACTGATACCATGGGCAACGAGATTGATGGCGTTTTGACTAGTGATGAAAATATTAATAATATCATTAAAGATAGCTTCGATCAAGATATTTTCTTCACTTTCTGTCCCGATTGTGCTGAACGGTTTTTTAAGGATGGAATCAACTCTATTAAATATTTTAATAAACGTAGTAACAACTGGTGGTTCGATAGAATTGGTTCTGTACCCATCAACAAGGTTACTGATTTGGGTCTGAAATTTTTCCATAAAAATTTCGATTTCTAATATTAAAATTATTTCTTTTGATTTTCTATAAAAAAAATTTTATAATATATATGTAAGGTAAAGAAAGAAAAAAATAACGGGTTGCGACCTACCGCAAGAAAGGTGACTATTATGACTAACACTGACAAGCTGACCGACCGTAAGATCTACGCTGCCATCGTTGATGGTACTTTTAGCGACCTGGATATTGATACTGTTACAACCTGGGCCGCGAAGAAGATTGCGCAGCTTGACCACAAGGCTGAGAAGGCGAAGGAGACTGCGGCAAAGAAGAGAGCTGAGGGTGACGAGCTGACCGACGTGGTGATGTCTCTGATGAATGACGAATATCAGGCCATTGCAGATTTGATGGTTCGAATTGAAGGAGAGGGAGTAACCAGCTCTAAGATTGCTTATCGACTGAGTCGTGGCGTTAGAGATGGCGTCCTTGAGAAGCGGGAAATTTCTGTTGCCGATGATGAGGGCCATAGGCGTAAGGTTATGGGATATCGTCTGGCGCATTAACAAAGGACGGGGAGGAGTAATCCTCCCTTTTCCTTTACTTGCATTTTCTAATTTTTTATGGTAAAATATAAAAAATAGGAGGAATGTAAAATGAAATATACAATGTCTGGTCGTTAGCCTTTAGTAGAATTGGCTAAAGCCGATGAAATAAAATTTGATTATAAAGATAAAAATCGAATATATGATTTAATCGAAGAAAACGAAATTATAAATTCTCATATTTATATTTATGTTCCAAAAGAAGAAGAAATTGATTGGAATTTTTTTAATAGCTTAAAAGAGAGTTTTAATTTTACTTTTATAGTTGAAAATATAGATACAATTACGGCTGTTCGTGAGCAAAATTATCGAGTATTTTGGGCATTTCCTATTTATACATATGTTGAATTGCGCGGATTGATAACTATGGGTGTTTCTGAAGTACTACTTGATGCACCTCTTTATTTTGATTTGCCGCAGGTAAAAGAGGTTTGCGGCGATGTTGAAATTCGACTTATTGCTAACCAATGTATGAATAGCAATATTCCTCAACAATTTCCAGAAAGAGGAACATATATTCGTCCAGAAGATATAAAGATTTATGAAAAATATGTAAGTCATATAGAATTTAAAACTGATTCTTTAACCAAAGAAAAAACTTTAATAGAAATATATAAATCTGGCGTTTGGAATGGTAACTTAAATTTACTTCTTAATGATTTACATTTTAATATTGATAATCGTCTCTTTGATGTAGATTTTGCCAATCGCCGCATTAAGTGTCGTCATAGATGTTATAGGGATGATAGTTGTCATCTTTGTTCTTCTCAGTTTATGACATATGAGGCAATTCGTAAAAATAAAGATTGGCTAGAACAACAATTTAAAGATTAAGGAGTGTTCGCATTGCAAAAATGGACAAAAATAGATAATATGCTTTTGACAACAATTCTTCAGACCAAAGAAAGTGCTTTAATGAAGTCTATGAAAAATTACTTACTAAAGCATTATTCTGAAAATGAAGTGATTGCTACTAAAGATTTTATCCTTTGTCAAGGCAAAAGTCCTATTATGATAGTTTGTCATATGGATACAGTTTTTAAAACTCCTCCTACTAGGATTTTTTATGACCAAAAGCAAGAAGTAATGTGGTCTCCAGAAGGTTTAGGTGCTGATGACAGAGCGGGCGTCTTTCTTGTCTGGAAACTCGTTCAAGCGGGTTTGCGGCCGCACCTTTGTCTTACCACAGGAGAGGAATGGGGAGGTATTGGCGCAGAAGCTCTAATAAATTATCTACCCACTTGTCCATATAATATTAAATATATCGTTGAGCTTGATCGTCAAGGGACAAACGATTGTGTTTTTTATAATTGCGCTAATGATGAATTTGAATCTTTTATTGAAAATTATGGCTTTGTAACTGATTTTGGTACTTTTACTGATATTAGTGTGATTTGTCCAAAATGGGGAATTGCTGGTGTAAATTTGTCTGTTGGATATTTTCATGAGCACACTTTCCAAGAAATACTACACGTTAAAGCTCTTCTAGATACTTATAAAAAAGTTTATAAGATGATCGAAGAAAGTGAAAAAGCTCCTTTCTTTAAGTATATTCCTGATCCATTGGAAAATTTTTACAAAAATTTTGGTAATAAATTTTTTAAAGATAGGACTCATCTTTGTAATAAATGTGGACACGTATTTACCGAAGATGATTTATTTCCCATTCTAGGAAAAGATTGTAGTAAATTTTATCTTTGTTATGATTGTATAGATAATAGTATTAATTGGTGTGAAAATTGCGGCGAACCATATGAACGAGTTGGAAAAAGTCGTTATTGTCCAAAGTGTTTAAAGGAGAATAAAATATGATTGATCTAACAAACTTATCTAATCAAATAGATGAGGTAATTTCTTATTCATAGGGGACACCTAAAAACCCAGAAGCTTGTGCCGCAATTATCAATAAGTGGTATCATGCAAAAAAATATTTTATAGATAATATTGGAGAAAATTTAATTTATACAAGTCCAACAAAAGTAAATTTTAAGCTAAATTTAGATATGAAAGCTGAAAAATTAATAGTTTTTGCTAGGATGGCAAGTTCTTATAATATTGATTTAGGAAAATTTATAGAAGAACTCTCTGTTGAAGAATTTTTTAATAATTTAACAAGTAAAGAATATTGTATATATGATATTGTTATACCTTCAAAATATAGAGTAATTAAAGCTTTTAAATTTTTTAATATTAGTACGGATGAATTAAAATTATTGCAAAGTGCAGCAAGCAGGATTATTCAAGAAGATTCTGTTTCAGGATATTTATGTATCTCAGTACATCCTTTAGATTATCTAAGTGCTAGTGAAACTACCTATAATTGGCGTTCTTGCCATGCTTTAAATGGAGAATATCGTTCTGGTAATTTAAGTTATATGCTTGATGAAAGTACCGTTATATGCTATTTATGTTCTGAAAAAGAAGAAAAATTACCAAGATTTCCAAATTCCGTCTTATGGAATTCAAAAAAATGGCGCATATGGCTACATTTTTCTAATGATAAGACAATGTTAATGGCTGGTCGGTAGTATCCTTTTACTTGCACTACTAGCTTAGATACTGTTAAAGAAATGTTACTTTCAAAATTTCCTGGGCGTTGGTCAAGTTTTTATAAAGATACTTTTCATCTTTTCAAAGAAAAAACAACAGATACAAATTTTACTTTTTATCGAGGCATTCCTGTCGGTGGTAATATTTTATCTATTACAAATTTGGTACATAATGGTTTTAGAAATTTAGCTTATAATGATATATTAAAAAACTCTCATTATGAGCCAGCTTACGCTTATAGACATTTATTTTTTGATAAAAAAACTGGCAATACAAACAATGATACAAGGTTTATTATTGGCGCTGAAAGCCCGTGCCCAGTTTGTGGAAAAAATTTTGTACCATTTCACAATATAATGGCCTGCGTTGAATGTGTAAACAAGTATCAGTTATTGAATGAATATAATAATTATTATTCTTTTTGTAGTATTTGCGGCCTTGCTCTAAATGAAGATATTGAAGAGCTGTCGTTTTTATCAGATTCTCAAACGCAAGTTTGCAGTAGTTGTTACGAACAATATACAAATGAATGTCAAAAATGCGGCGTTCGAGACTTAACAAATTTTGTTTTTAAAAGAAAAAACGGTATGTGTTTATGTAATTTATGTATGGAGGAATAAAAAATGAAAGGCGCTATAGCTAAAGAAAAAGTTGTTGAAATTATTTCAAAGGCTTTTGGAAATGATTATATAGGTGAATTTAATAAGAAGTATTACGTATGGGCAGAAGACGGAGCAGAAAAAGTACAAATTTGTATTAGTTTAACTTGTCCAAAAGTAAATATTGATAGTCCGCAAGTTTTAAATTTTGATGACGAAGATAGTGTTTCGGTCACAAGTGCTCCAGTAGAAATTACTCAGGAGGAAAAAGATACGCTGAGTGAACTTATGGCAAGACTTGGATTGTAAAAGTTGGGCAAAACCTTTTAATTTTTTTATTAGCTTTTGTATAAAAAATTGAAAAATATAAAAAAATATTATATAATATATATGTAAGATAAAGAAAGAGAGGTTTAAAAATGCTTATAGAATCTTGTAGTGTCACTAAACAGCATTGGGTTCTTTGTGAAAAATGCGGAAAAACCTGGATTTTCAACGATAATGAACTTACCTCAGATCTTACTTGCGCTAAATGTGGAAGTTTTCTCGATTTAAAGGAGGAAATTTAAATGACTTGGGGGCAAAGTAATGGACATTTAGTTATATGTAAATATTGCGGAGCTAAGTGGGAAGTAACTAAAAAAGATCCTGATATTATCCTCAAGCCCTATCCTCATATTCGGTGCACCTGCGGTTACATGATTCCTCTTTTTTAATTAATCACCACACATTAGAAAATAAAGATAACGGACAAGGCTTTGGCAGATGATCATTGTCAGGATGAGGGAGCGTGAGCGTTGTACCTCTGAACACATTGAAACAGGCTGGTGGGACGCGAGTGGTTATCTTTATAAAAAACAGGAATAGAGGTTCGAATCCTCCACATTATATATTAATGTAGCCAGATGTTGGAATATGGATATTAAGAAGTTTAAATCTTCCGTGTCTGAAATATGACATAGCCGAATGTCGAAATGTGGAACCTGTTTTATATATGCGCGGTTAGCTCAACAGGATAGAGCAACTGCCTTCTAAGCAGTAGGTCACAGGTTCGAATCCTGTACTGCGCGCCATTTAATTTCTATTTTGAAACGGTTCAGGTCCTATCGGCCGATTAGGCAGGCGAGGAAAGTGAGGTAGGTTGCGAAAGCGTAAAATCCTTCGCCTTGTAAGCGTAGTTATGAAACATGAACTCCGCCTAATCTTTAGAATAGAAATTAAAACCAGCCCAAGTATGCTACTGCTGAAAAACCGCAAATACTGAAAGATAAAACACCAGAAGAAGTAAGAGAAATGGCTTATCTACGTCTTGGTGCTTTGAAGCAGTTATATGAGTTTCTTCTGTCTTACGAAGAAAAGTAATTGTGGTTATTGTACCTGGTCTCTACCCAGGAGACGTGGGTCTAATTTCCATCACAGACTGAGTAAAATCCTCTTTTTTGATTTTTATAAAAATATATATTATAATATATATGTAAGATAAAGGAAGGGGAATTGAAAGATGTTTGATGACTTCGACGCCCAGATTCAGAGTGATGAAATCATCCCAGAGGAGTATAAGGACTGGCTGCGTTTCTGCGCCGAGGCCTCTGAGTATGAAGCATACGACCATTTTGACAAGGAGAATGAAAAATGATTCCATACAAAACCTTCAAAGTGTTCGACGCTAGTGATGTTTTCGGCGCTGTTCAAAAAAGGTTTGGCGAAGATGTCTGGGCAGAGTTTAATGAGAACTATTGTCCTCTGCAGAACGGTGCTGTGTTGTTCTGGATCCCCGATACTAATGAAGAGTGGGACGAGCGCGAAACCTATGAGAAATATGTCGCTGGTATTCTGATGGACGATGGGGGACTCAAGTGGGGCGAAAGCTGTTACATCCACGTCAACTTCTAAGCAAAAAGAACTCCCCATTGATTTTTTATAAAAAATATTATATAATATATATGTAAGATAAAGAAAGGGAAAGAAACCAAGATAGAAAGTTGGACTTGGCGTTAACGACCATCATCCCTTTCGACTTACACTCCAAGGCCTTGGCGGTAGGTGGAAAAACCGTTCTAGCAATGCAGATGGACTGCAGGCGGTTGAAAGTGACCGTGTGGAACTTTCAAAGAAATTTGCCATCTAACCTTGCAGGAGTTAGTGAGGATGCTGCAACATCCAAAAGGCTTCAAGCTCTCCAATAAGGAATCCTGCTCTTTATTTCGGGCTCAAAGTGACACGCATCAAAATTACTCATTTGCGCCCTTCTGATAATAGTCGAGCAGGCTGAGGAGGAAAGTGCTGGTAGATGTCCCACAACACCAGACACCAGAACATAAGGGCATATGGAATGGTAACATTTGGGAATTCGATGCTATTTTTCAGAATAGCTCAGCAGGGTGGCGGCCTGTATAATCATACGCCAATGGCTACAAATCCTACCTCCACGTGGTGTAGCTGGACACTCTGCGAAAAGTTAGCAGGCAGAGTGACTAACAGGATAGATAAGAAGTAAAAATACGTAGCGCAGCAAACCCCTGCGCTATATAAGTTAACAAGGTGGGTCACGCAGGAGAGCCACGTTCCCTGCCGCCGAGTAATCGGAAAATAGTGCGAGGTTCCCAAGGGGCGGTAGGACTTGGGAGTAGTAGAAGCCGCCATGAGGAAATAGTTTCGTAAGTCGTGCTGGATAGTATACGCTTTAAGTCGGTGCAAATCCGATACCTCAGGCTCACGCAAAGGGGCCGAAATGGAGACCATACACCCCTTAAATAGTCTTGGCATCCAATGTTGAAACAGTTCGATAAGATTTGGAGGGTAGTGCAGCACCAAGAGGTCTTTTATAAGTAGAGCGGAGAGGACGCTGAGAAGCCCGCAAGAGTAAAGTCCTCAGCATCTATCCAAATAGCAAGTGGCGGAATAGGTAGACGTAGTAAAGCGTGAGTAAGTAATCAGCACTACTGGTTAATTGAAATTTTAAAGGCTTTGATAGGCAACCTCGATAGAGTAGTGGAATGAGAGCAGCTAAGTCCTATTGAAACTTACTCATATAGGGTGCAAATCCCTATCTTGCTATATTATAACTATTTGTGCGAATGACTGAACGCACGTAAAACCGGCAATGGGCAAGCCAGCTCGTAGCTTTATTCATGAAATAATGCTCTTAGCCAAAACCAAGAAGTCACTGGTATGCCCCGCTAGTCCATCGGAAGAACGCAAGACTGTTAATCTTGATAGCGTGGTTCAACTCCACGGCGGGGCGCCATTTAGTCTTGGAGACCTTTCTGTGTGAAAGCAGGGTTCGAATCCCTAAACTGACAGGTTCGAATCCTGCCAGTGCAAGGTGCAAAGCACAGGTAAATCAAACGTCAAAATCTTCGAGTAGTGAGTATAAAGCCATATCAAATATGCCATTGGCCAATGGCTGAGATTAGATATTTAGTGTAGGAGGACAGCACGCCCCCGCTAATAAGGGGGAAGGTATTGGTTCAAGTCCAATGAATATCGACCACAAAGAAAAATCTCATAAAATTAGGCGATATGAAATAGTAGTGTAAAATTAATTAGAGGTATGGTCGCCAAAAGACCGTTGGTTATAAGCTAACGCGAAGCTTAATCCAACCACTACTCCCGCAGGTGTAAGTCCTGCGGCTCGAAGAACGTTTGTTATGCAGGAGTACTCGAATTGGCATAGAGGCTTGGTTTAGGCCCAAGTGAGGTACACTCATAGGGGTTCAAGTCCCCTCTCCTGCACCAACAATATGGGGCGGTCGTACAGCGGTTAGTACGCGCGACTTATAATCGCGTTACGGTTGGGTTCAAATCCCCCTCGCCCCACCATTATATGCGCGCGTAGTTCAGCTGGTTAGAATACTAGACTTACATTCTAGGGGTCGCAGGTTCGAGTCCTGCCGAGCGCACCAATCAATGTCGATGTAGTTTAACGGTAGAACTGCTGCCCTCCAAGCAGCTGGTGAGGGTTCAACTCCCTTCATCGACTCCACTGTAATATAAGGAGACATTATGTCAGAGATTAAAGATCTAAATATTTATATTCAACGAATGGATGCAGCTTTACCTGATAAAGTTTGGTGGTTATCTCATATTAATGGCAGTATTAATACTGTCATTGATTTCGGTTGTGCTACTGGTAAATTGCAATCCATGATTGATAGTATTGCTCCTGGAAAATACCGATATCTTGGCATTGATAACGCATACGAAATGCGGCGTAATTTTGTTGCCAATGGTGAAATTTATTCTTCTTTTCAAGAAGCAATTGGACATTTTAATCCTGCTACAACTATCCTTGTATTTAATTCTGTTTTACATGAAATTTTAACTTATTGCAGTAAAGCAGAATTGTTAAAATTTCAGCACATTTTAACAACTATTCCATTTGCATATATCGCTATTCGTGATATGTATCAAAAGCAAAGCGAAAATTTGCCAAATGGGGAAAAATATTTGTTAGCAATTCAAAATTCCGCTTACATAGATCAATATAATGAGTTTATAAATTTTTCTTCTCATGACAATATTTATATTTCTACCAAGGAGTTTTTCTTAAAATATCGGTATGTGGAAAATTGGGATAGAGAAAAAAAGGAACAATATTTGTGGGACTGGAAGCAATATTTAACAAGTTTTTTTGATAAAACTATGATACCTATTTACGAAAAAGATTTTTATATTCCATTTATTGCCAGCAAAATTGAAGAAGATTTTCATATAAAGTATTTTGAGCCTACCCATAAAAAAATGTTATTTCATAGAATAGACCTTTAAGTTGATTTTCTAAAAAAAATATATTATAATATATATGTAAGATGAAAAAAAGGATATATGCTCAAATGGCGGAATGGTAGACGCGCTTGATTCAAAATCAAGTATCAGAAGGTGTGTGGGTTCAAATCCCACTTTGAGCACCATAATCCTTTAAAAAGGTGGGAACCATTGTGGGTTTAGATAATGGAATTGTAGTAAAGAATATTCCAAAAGAAGCAATTCCTCATTTTGTAAAACTTCCTTATGCGGTCTTTGATGAAAATGGTACTATAGACATGGAAATTATTTATTTCCGCAAATGCTGGGGCATTCGTGAAGCTATTTTTGATGTTATTCATGGGACAAATTTAAGCCATACTGAGATTAACATTGAAGACATTCCAGCAATTATCAGAGCGTTAGAAAAATTTTGTTCCAAAGAATATTGGGATGAAAATGCTGATTCTATTTGGACATTTGAAGAAGCTTTTGATTTTACATTAATTCAACAAATTATTAATCTTAAATGGCTTTATTTCTATTGGCAAGAACATCCAGAAGTAACAGCATATTTTTACGATAGTTATTAAGGCCCGTTAGTCAAGTGGTCAAGACGGCGGCCCTTCACGCCGCAAATACCAGTTCGACTCTGGTACGGGTCACCATGGGCGCTTCCTCGCCCATTAAGAGGAAAACCGCTAGGGAAAGGATGGATTTTCTAAGTTTCAACTACCACTGGCGTCAATAGATGATATGTGGCAATGTCATTTGGGATAAGCGGTATATAAATTCAACAACAACGAAAGTAAAACTTAGATTCTATTTATTTTATTAAATGGACGAGGTATGTGGCTAAGCTCGATAAACTGCCACTAATATCGCGGCTAGGGCAAACAGTTAAGCCACAGGTCTCATAAACCTTGAGGAGTCGGAGCATCCCCGGCAGCCGCAACCATTACGCAGGTACCATGCGTAAAAAGAAGAACCTCATAACAAGATCCTGTATTCGGGGAGAGGCAATACAGGCTGAGGGGAGCTATTGTTTAAATATAAAAAGACTTTATCTGATAGGAGTCTTTTTTAATACTTGTTATTCATCTTTGTAAGTTCTCCTTTCTTTTTGGTTTCTGATTCTTCACAAGTATTATTTTTTACCTATCAGTTTATTTTTGTAAACCACCAATGACTGGTTCCAAGTCCAGTAGGAAGAAGTGCGAGGACAAACATATAAAGGGAGGAATTTATATGAAGTATTTTAGTGAAAAACTGAATAAAGTTTTCGACACTGAAGAGGCATGCGTCAAAGCAGAGAGAGCGCATGAGACAGCTATCGCGGAGGCAGAAGCTAAAAAGAAAGCTCTGGCCGAGGAGAGAGCTACTAGAGCTAAGGAAGTTGAGGAACTATATAAGGCAGCGGTTGAAGCTAAGAAGGCTTATGACGAGAAGCTTAAGGAGTTTCTGCGTGATTATAAGACTTTTCATGCTACTTTTAAGACTACCGATCCTTTCTTTTCCTTTTTCGACTGGTTCTAATTAAGAGCGGTTTCTGACTCCTTGTCCGTAAAAAGGAGTCCTTATTTGGAAGAATGGGTGAGAGGTTTAAACCGGTAGTCTTGAAAACTATTACACGAAAGTGTCGCAGGTTCGAATCCTGCTTCTTCCGCCATCAATCTTTTATATAAAAGGAGTAAATAATTATATGAGTAATGTTCGTCTTAAGCTATCTCCCCCTTGGATTACCTATATCAATAAGCTAGAAGCCCTTTTTGACGGAGATCCACAGATTGCTTGTAACGTTGACTATTCTGGTGCATCCCCCTCTATTGTACTTGCTTGTAACAACGGAGATAAGGTAGTGGCTCTTCAGCAGGTTCTCCCCTCAGAGGTTTCTTTTGGTAGTGTGACCCTTCGTATTGGTGTTGATGGCATTCCGAGCAATCGTGCTTTCGTAAATAAGCAGGAACTTTTTGATACATTGTTTGAGAAGAATCCAGCGTATGCTTATTCTGTTTCTCCTGTTGATGTCGGTTTTAATTGGTTTGCTATGACTTATGTCGTATTTAAGAATTGCGTTGTTCAGTTCTTTAATGATAACCTTAATGATTGTCATGGTATTATTAGCACTCTTTATGAGGATATTGCTAGAGAAGTTCTTACTGGCGATGGTGCTCAGGGTTGCTACTTTAATACCGATGTTGAGACCGGTAAGCTTGGTAAGCCTCTTGGCGAGTGGCCTTAATTAAAGATAATGGCTAGTAATTCTAGCCATATATGCTGGGGTCCCATAGTGGTCGATTGGAGCGGTCTTGTAAGCCGTTGCGTAAGCCGCGTGGGTTCGAATCCCACCCCCAGCTCCATATTATAATTTAGGAGGCCCGTATGTTTTTTTATCGTGTAGAATTTTTTAATAAAGAACTGAAGTATATGTTTAAGGAGAATTAATATGCCTAGATTTGCAATTTATGCTTATGACCATGTTTACGAAGGACTTCATGGTATGAATTATCAGGGAGTTATTGAAGCTGATAACGAATCAGCTGCATCTGAAATCGCACGAGAAAAAGCATATGATATTATAGATTCTTATTATCAAATTACGGATTATATTGATGAAGAAATTACAGAACTTGCAAAAGATAATCCGCAGTTGGATGAAGCAGAACTTGATAGAATTCGTTGGGAAAAATATAGAGAAGATGCTGATTATGAAGTTTCTCAGCTTAATGAAAAATATTGCAGTAAACTAAGTACAGAAGAACTTGACGAGAAATGTTATGATATCGGATATGTCGAGTTTTGTGAACTGTATTGTAGACCTTAACAGCAAAATAATAAAAAGATAAATATTGTGTTGTTGGTTCGATCCCAATCTTAAGCGTTTGCTTAAGTAGCTCAATAGGTAGAGCAAGTATAAAATTTTTTAATAGGTCTAGTTTAAATCTTGCTGGTCAGTGCGGCGATGCAGAAAGCAAGTAAAACACGGGGCTGCCGCATTTTCGGGGAATACGCCAATTGGTAGACGGCCAGTTTTGGGAACTGGTTGCTGCGAGTTCGAGCCTCGCTTCTCCGACCAAGTGTTGACCAATTCTGCTTCAACTCCTAAAAGGTGAAAGTCCTTTAGCTTAAATTTAATCACTATAAAATTAGATGTTCTGTTTGTTTTGATTAGTTATACACAGAACATCTAATTTTATAATAATTATCGAAGAAAGGAGAGTAATTGTTTATGGCAACAACAGTATATTATCAAAAAATAGGAATATATGATGGAAAAGGTTATGGTCCAGATGAAGGGATCTTTAATTCAATAGTTAAAGATTTTTCTTCCGAAGTTTTTGATTGTTTAGAAGTTTTAAATCAAGATGAAATCTTAGATTTTGCCTCGGTGAGTATAAATTCAGCCACAACAGCAGCCTCTATTTTTACTGATTCTACTCACTCAACACTTACTGGAAATTTTATAACAAATCAGTTTGGAAATCCATATCCAGATGCTCTATATGTACATATATGGTATGTAAAAGAAATAACAGATTTTACTTGGAAAATTATAGAAACAGGATCTAATAAATATTAGATAGAATATTATTATTCTGAAAATTTAAATTTGGATGGTACTATAATAAATAATGCTAATACAAAAATTAAATATATTTATTGTTTAGATTCTTAGAACAAAATAAATTAGAACGAATCGGCAGTATCTATATCTGGTTTTAGCTTTAAAAAGGTGGCTTGTTTAACTAACGACCCTACTAGAAGTACTTATTCTTATTCAAATAATGCTATATATATTCCAAAATATATAGTTCCTTTTAAAACTTTGTCAGAAGAAAAAAAGAGCTATTCTCCATATTTTTGGTTCATGAGCGCTAATACCAGTTAGTTAAATTCAAAATATAGAGGATGGTTTAAAGTTCAAACTAGTTCACGGAATGATTTTCCTCTTATTCTATATCCAGGAAATAATGGAAGTAATCCTTTTAAAATGTATCGTGTTACTGCCGGTAGTAAATTAAATGCCGATTTTATTAATTCAAATTATTCATTAAATACCAGTTCTTATTCTGATTAGATTTCTTCTAATTTTGTTAGTTTAACATGTTCTCGATATAAAATATATAATTTTAATTCTTCTTATGATTATTATATTTTCTTTGAAGCGGATACAGCTGTTTCTTGTTATATTAGCTTTCTTAAATTTTATATTAACCTTTATTTTCCAAACAGTGATAATAGTTATAATTTAATATCAATATATTAGGATGGGGCCCTATCAGGCAATAATTTTGAAGGTAATGTTTACACTAGAAATGAAAATAATGATCCTAAAACATGGACTCTTAAAAATGATTTTTTATATTTAAAAAGAAGCGGAAATAGCATAATACAATGGCAACTACCAGATGGTAAACAGCTATATAAAAAAGAGGGCTCTACGGATATTTATTTTGGTCAAGATAGTAGCACCAGTCTCAACAGAGGTACTTTTAGTACGTTGTTTAATTTTGCTGATGACAGTGCTATATCTGGTGTAAATCATAATTTTTATTTATCAATAAAAGAACAAAGTGAATATACTGTTTATTATAATTTAAACGAGGGATATTCTATATTAGATGAAGAAATTTAGATTATTGAACAAAAAGTTAACAGTGGAGACAAGGTTAAATTAACAAGTGATGTTTCTTCTTATAAAAAAGAAGGATATATTTTTAAAGGATGGAAAATTACAGATTCAAATTACGATACTCTAGTGAATAAAGAAATTTTATTATACGATAAAGATGGGGAAACAATTAATAGTACAACAACAGCTAACGTTGTTTGGAGGTATAATGCAGAGACAAATAATAATGACACAGGGTATGAAAATTATAATAGAAATTGGTTAGGAAATATAATAGTTATTAATAGTGATATTTATTTGTCAGCTATTTGGTGGCCAGATATTTCTATTAACATCCCTAACCGGTGGGTCGAAGAAAGCGCCGAGGATTTAATAGAAGAAGAAACGGCACATTATCTTGATTATTTTAATGATAATAAATTATATCTTTTATACACCTATATTAGAGATTATATAAAACCTACTAATCTAGGAAGTAACAGTTATCCTCAAAATTTTTATTTATCCTAGCCCAATGAAAATCAATTCACAATGGGAGATCTTAATACTCAAAATAGTTTTATATATAATTTTAATGATTATTTTTTACCATTAAATTATGGGAAAAAAACTTATTCACATTCAACATCCGCCAACCCTGGTACTAATTATCTTGAGGGATATTCATACTGTCGTTTACCGCCTGTAAAAAATAAACGTATCGCACCACTTTTTTTTCGGGGCCTACGCTTGGCTTATACAAATTATACTCCACAACGAACCGATTTTAATTCTAATGAACCAGCTCCATCAAATGAATGGTATCAATATATTTTATCTCAAATTGAAGCTAATAATTAGCAAGCACTTTAAGTAATTTTATTTGAAAAATATAAAAAAATATTTTATAATATATATAGAAAAGGAAAAGGAGTGCTGATTGGTTATTGCACTTAATACTCAACCATAATAACAAATCCTTCTCTTTTTGATATGGGGACGTAGCGTAATTGGTAACGCGGCGGGCTTTGACCCCGTATTAGTAGGTTCGATCCCTACCGTCTCTGCCAAAAGTAAGGAAAAAGGAGGGAAACATATGTCTCATATACGTGCTAAGTTGAATCTTGATACGGCAACAGATGCCAACGAATTTGTAATCAAGGTTAATTCAGATGGTTCTACTGACAAATGGATGTTAGAAAATCGTGAAAGAACTTCACGAGTAAGTGCTCGTTCTATTCTAGGCGTTCTTTATGCCGTTTATGAATGGGGTGGCGAAATTTATTTGGTAAATGATAGTCAGGAGGAAACTCCGTTTCCTAGTTTCGTTGATCATTTTAGGGCATAACAGTGATTGGGTCGGAAACCCAATGTAATTCTGTTATCATAGACAGGATGTGGGTCTAGTAAGCCATCATTTAAAGAGTAGCTTATGGACGCGTGATAAGCTTTTAATCGCAAGATACACTGTCAAGGTTAGGGCTTAACCTTATCCAAAAGCCCAATTATTTTAAAGAAAAGGAATTATTAAAAATGAAAGATTTCCCTATTAACAAGTATAAGTTTTATTATGCTACAAAGACAGATGGAACACCTTATAAGGTTGTCGCTGTTTCTAGCTATTGCGGCCGGCCAGTCCGCGGAGTCGCCACATGTAGTAATTTGGATACCTTTGACGTAACAATCGGAAAAGAAATTGCGGCCGCACGTTGTAATCAGAAAGTTGCGGTTAAGCGCAAGAAACGGGCAGAAAAAGAATTTGCCAAGGCAGTTGCTACGCATAATAAGGCTTCAAGGCATCTTAATAAAATGACTCAGTATTATGAGGATGCCCAGATTGCTGTTAATACTGCTAACTATGAACTTACTAACCTGTTGGAGAAATGTTGACTTTTTAAAAATTTTTTGATATAATATTTATAGAAAAAGAAAAAAGACGCCTACAGCATTTACTTAATATAAATATTGGCGGTATTTTATTTATGCGTCTTGTTTATTAAATATTCCGGCGTAGCGTAAAGGTTAAGCGCAGGTGACTCTAAATCATCGGGTCTGAGTTCGATTCTCAGCGCCGGTGCGGTTTCAGGAGAGAGCCTTCTCGTGGCGAAGCTGTTTTTACTAATCTCTCAAATTATATAAATAATATTTTATTTTCCTTTTTCTAAAAAAAGACGGATACAGCAATTATTCTTTCAAGAATATTATGTGAATGGTTCACAATTTGTCTGCTAAACAAACTTTGCGGGTTCAAATCCCGTGTTAAAAAATACTTTTGAGCCGTCTTGAAGAAGAATATGCGGGTGTAGCCGAATTGGCACAGGCATCAGACTTAAAATCTGCCGGCGAGATTACATCAAGCTTGGGGGTTCAAGTCCCCCCACCCGCACCAAAAATAAAAGAGGATAGAAAAGATTAGCTACCTTTTTGATAAGAGAAACTCCCTCTTCCTCTTTTATAAAAATTTAGGAGTTATAGAGGAGTTTTTTATTATGGTTGGAATTTATCGTTTTTAGAGTAAAACAACAAAATTATCCTATATAGGATAGAGTATTCATATTGATCAAAGGTATAAAGAACATTTATATAATATGAATACTTTAAAAGATACTGAAAATAAATGGTATTAGGCTTTATAGTCATAGGGAATTGATAATTTTATTTTTTCAATTTTAGAAGAATGTCATCCTGCAGAATTAAATATGAAAGAAATTTATTGGATTAATTATTATGATAGTTTCCATAATGGTTATAATTCTACTCCTGGCGGATAGAGTAAATATTATGATCCTTAGCCAATATATGATGCATGGGATGAAGGATTAAGTCCAATAGAAATTTCTAATAAATTACATATTGGTACAAGTTGTATTTATTATAATCTTATAAATTATGAAAATTATAATAAACACGAGGCTAAATGCCGAGGTGGAAAAGTAGCATATAAAACTAAGAGAAAAGATTAGCCCAATTATTTTATATATCAATATGATTTACAAGGTAATTTTATTAAAAAATGGAATTCATATAAAGAAATTGAAAGAACTTTAGGTTTTGATTCTGCTTTAATTGGTAAATGCGTAAGTAAAAAAAGAACTTCAGCTTATGAATATCAATGGACAAATTATTATCAAGAAAAAATAAATAAATATAACACAAAATCTTCTGGTAAACCAAAAAGTATTATTTAGTATGATTTACAAGGTTGTAAAATTGCAGAATATGAATCTATTGCTCAAGCCGCAAGAGCTGTTCATGGAGATGCTTCACTATTAAGAAGAGTATGTAAAGATTTTTCTAAAACAGCTTATGGTTATAAATGGCAATTAAAATAAAAATAAAATATGCGCGAGAGGTAATGGTTTAGAAATTCTCCCTGCAAAGCAAACAATAGTCCTTGGGCAAGCCTGAAATGCCGAGCAATACAGGGGCCGCGCACTTAACTTTCTTATAGGAAGGAATGATTCCAATGGGCCGTGATGTAGTCTTCTAATTACTTTTAAGGAGGTAATTAGAATGAGTCGTTCGTACAAACACACCCCATATAGCGGAATGAAAAAGGATAAGTTCTTCAAACGATATGCTAATCGTAAGCTCCGGAGAAAAAAACTTGCTCACGATCTCCAGCATAAATCTTACCGCAAAGATTTTTGTTATTATGATATCTGTGATTATTATTGGATCGAAACGACAAATTTTGAGGAATATTATCGTCGGCAAGTAGATCGTTGGCAGAATTATTCATGGGGTAAAAACAAGCCTTTTCCAACTCGTGAAGAAGTTTGGAAAGAGTATCAAAAAGAATATATAAGAAAGTAAAATTATCTTGTTACCCGCGTTAAAAGGGGCATGCAGCAATTCTTATTATTAATAATTTAGTTATTTTTACATTTTATAACGACCAGTAATATTAAATTAATCAGCCCCTTGACATTTATGATTATTTAATATGAACGTCGTTTATTGTTTTAAAGGAGGATATATATATAATGAAAAAGATGATCTCAGTTATATTGGTTGTGCTTCTGTGTTTTTCTTTAACAGTCCCTGTATTTGCAGCGGACTATAAAGATACCGTTAAACATGCTAATAGAGAGGCCATTGACGTAATTGATACTCTTGGAATAATTGAAGGTTATCCCGATAGTTATTTTGGTCCAGAGGACATGCTTACTCGTGCTCAGATGACTACTATGCTTGCTAGAGCTGTACTTCCTAGTCATATTGGTAGTTATAGAGAAGCTTCTTTTGATGATGTCCCATATACCCATTGGGCCTATGATTACATTACTACCGCTTATACATATGGTCTAGTAAATGGTTATGGTGATAATAAGTTCGGTCCTGACGATCTTGTTACTTATCCACAACTTGCGGCTATGCTATTAAATGTTCTTGGTTACAATGCGTTGAACTTTTCTTGGCCAAATGGTATTATTGAATATGCTTATAGATTGGGTATGTTTGATAATATAAAAGCTTATTATTATGATGAAGTCTGTACTAGAGCTGGAGCTGCACAGATGATTTATAATACTTTGACCATGACCTCAGTTGTTAAAATTGGAAGTATTTATTATTCTAATGATTCTACTCTTCTGAAAATGATGGGATTTGAAGAAGTAGAGCCAACCGAGGTTAATGGCGATTATATGCGTACTTTCTTAAAGGACAAAAAGTATTATGTAACTAATACTGTTGTGAGTTCTGTTTATGATGGAGTTATGGAAGATTGGGACAGGGTTATAATTAGTAATAAAACTTATAAGATTGACTGGTCTAAGACTTTGCTTTATGTAAATGAAGAGCTTGTTTCTAGTAATTATACTTATTTAGTACCTGGTGATCGTGTTACTGTGGTAATGGGTGATGATGGTACAATTTATTCAGTAAGTTTCCTAGATATTCAAACTTTCGCGCCAGGTGAAGAGCTTCCTCCAGAGGTTGCATATGCTATCGCCAGAGATAAAAATTATAATCCTTATACTTCAACAATAAGCTATATTAATCCTACAAAATATTATATTTCTAATACTTATGTATTTGATTATATTGTAGAAAGTTACACTGTTCATGGAGTACATTATTTAATTCTTGCAAATGACCAGTATTACTGGTATGATAAATTTGATCAGGTAGAAGCGGATCAATGGATTATCATTTATTTTGATTACTTCGGAGAAATTTCTGGATTCCAGACTTTCAAGGAAGATAAAGAAATTGTTGAAAAGATTCTAAAAGGGGAAGAATAAATCTTCCCCTTTTTGATTTTTTATAAAAAATAATATATAATATATATAGAAAATGAAAAAGGAGGAAAATTAATATGTTTGATGCTCTTGGCGATCGCATGAAAAGTTTTTATGAAGATCGTTATCGTATTTATCTGACAAGACGGATGCCTGTTATTATCCGTGTTGATGGTAACTCTTTCCACACTTTTACACGAGGACTTGATAAGCCATTTGATGCTGATTTTATGAAAATTATGCAGAAAACATGCTTGTCTCTCTGTCAGAATATTCAGGGCTGCGTTGGTGGCTATGTTCAGAGCGATGAAATTTCCCTCCTTTTGATTGATTATCAAACGATTTATTCTGATGCGTGGTTTGATTATAACCTCCAGAAGATTACTTCACTTGCGGCCGCCCGTGCAACGATGACTTTTAACCATTTTGTAGACGAGTTATGGATGAGCTATAGCGACGAATATGGTGAAATAGGAACTTTAAAAGCACGAACCAAGTACCTCCTTTGGGGCAAAAAGGTTGACAAGGCAATATTTGATGCTCGCGCTTTTAACGTTCCTAAAGAAGAGGTTTGCAATTATTTCATCTGGCGCCAAAAAGATGCAACTCGTAATAGTATTCAGGCTGCTGGTCAGGCACACTTCTCTCATAAAGAACTTGACCATAAATCTCAATCTGATATCCAAGAGATGCTCTTCCGGAAGGGAATTAATTGGAATGATTATTCTACTGTGGAAAAACGCGGTTCTTTCGTGCGGCGATATACCGAAACGATAGGGCGTGAGGATGGAACTGTAATCATTCGTCATCCTTGGTATATTGATGAAGAAATGCCAATTCTTACAGAAGATCGTAACTACATCGAAGAGCTTATTTGATTTTTATAAAAAAATTTATTATAATATATATAGAAAGTAAGAAGTATTTTTTACTTTTTTATACTAAAAATATAATAAGATGCGAACAGCAAAAAATTTTTGAAATTCTGCCATTTTTTTATTTTAGGATTGACAATAGCATCTTGTATTTAATTTTTTGTATGAGGATGTAGCTCAGTAGGAAGAGCAGTTGCCTTTTAAGCAACGGGTCGGGAGTTCGAGCCTCCCCATCCTCACCATTGGTCTACTGTTTGCTAGTTTTATACGACCATAAAACTTCTTAGAAACTAGCATTTTATATGGGGAACTAGGCAAATTGGTACAGCCGCGTTATAGACGATGTCTAGTCCAAGACAGTGACAGCAATTTTTTCTGTTTGGTGGTTCGAATCCACCGTTCCCCACCAAGGGTGTTGTCCCTATTAATCCCAACAAAGTTGTTGCACTAAAGGACAACAAGTGCAAAACACTCCTAACCAATAAATTTTCTAATTGCAATTGTCTGGATTAAATCCTTGCAGTTGTGGATGGACACTTAGGAGCATTCTCAACGAAACACAGTTTATTGGTATAAGATTGAGCGTGGTCCCAACACGAAAAGTAGGGATACTGTGGATAGTGATTATTATTATTATTTGATGCTGCGTTTAGGGCGGTTTATTGTAAATTAGAAATAACAATCTTGAAGCCAGACGCACACTCCACCTCTTGTGCGGCCTAATAAATTTGGTGAATAGGTTGGGGTTAAACACTTAATAATATTATATATAAAACTGAGGCGCGGATAAATATTTGTGGTGAGGTCTATAGGCAACTGCGGTTAGCGATATAGAGTGTAAGTTGATTATATAATATTATAAGTGTTTGATTTTTATAAAAAAATATTTTATAATATATATGTAAGGTCAAAAAAAGAAAAAAAAACTTACTAATCCTCTTGTCCAAGAGGAAATTCAATAAGAGAAAAAGGAGAATAAAATATGAACACTTTTATGAGCGCGCTCAAGAATGAGAATAATTATACTCTTACCGAAAATGGGGCAACTACTTATCGTTCTACCCTTGATGGGTTGCTCGATTTGTTCGCTCTTGGCGGTGCATATAGAACTAGAAGTGACGCCGATGTTATTAACCTCTTTAAGAAGGCTTTTGAAGAAAATGAAGCTTATGCAATGAAGTGCTTGTTCTACCTGGGTGATATTCGTGGAGGTAAGCTCGTTGCCTGAGCCTCCCTATACAGTAATGTATAGTATAAAAAATCCTTTGAACCCAAGCAAAAGGGGTGTCTAATTATTTAAACATAGTTAGGCTAACGGTCCAGAAATAAGTAATTATATTATGGGTAAGGGAACCTAAATCCTAGAAAAAGGACATGGTAATACCGTGCTAAATTCAAGAAATTTCCATTTTTTTTTGGTCATTTTTTATTAATATAATCATTTCTATTTTCATATTCTATGAACGACTAGAATAAGGAGAAAATGATATGAATTATATTTATAAAATTACAAATCAAATAAACGGAAAAAGTTATATTGGTTTGACGACAAAAGATAGACCAACTGATAGATATTCTCAACACCGATATCTTTCTCAACATCCAGAACAAGAAACTGGGAATAATTCAAATTCTGCAATTCACGCAGCAATGCGTAAATATGGAATTAATAATTTTACATTTAAAATTGTAGAAGAAGTTCCAGAAGAATAGGATTTGAATTTAAGAGAAAAATATTGGATAAAATTTTTCCATACTTATGTAAGAGATCCTTTGTGTAATGGTTATAATTTAACCGAGGGTGGTGAGGGGACTAGTGGTTATTCTAGGCCTCAATCCACCGAAGAGCGAATTAAAAAAGGCGAATCTATTAAAAAATATTATTAGGAACATCCCGAAGCCATTCAACACAAAAGAGAAATAACAAAAAAATTATGGGAAAATGAAGAATATCGTAAGAAAGTAACCGAAAGCAATTAGAAATTTTATGCTGAACATCCTGATATGTTTAAAGGTGAAAATAATCCTTTTTATGGTAAAAAACATAGTCAAGAAAGTTTAGCTAAAATGAAAGAATTTTCTGCAAAAAGAAAATTAAAAATTGCTCAATTAGATAAAGAAACTTTAGAAATAATTAAAATACATGATGGAGTTAAAGATGCAGAAAAAGCATTAAATGTTTCACATGGATGGATTTCTAAAGCAGCTAAATAGAATAAAATTGCTTACGGTTATAAATGGAAATTTATTGAAGAAGTGTAACGACTAATAAGTAGAATGGAGATTAGCACCATTCGAAGTGGAGGACTCCTTCTTATTAATAAGAAGGATGAAGAGATAGTCTGCGAGAATATGAAAATATTCTACAAAGTGCAAGGTGAGCGTCGTTTTTTCCGCGTAGTCACTAAGTGGCTTGCGCGCGAACATACCGAAGTAATGCGCCGTAATCTCAAATATATCCCAGAATATCGAAGATGGGATGACCTGTACGTATTCGTCAACACTCCTCTGGAGCGCGATGCTTTCGAATTGATGCGCAAACAGCTGGAGCTCGACGTTCAGTGCAAGACTCCTTCCCTGCTCGCGAAGTGGCTGAAGTCCGAGAACACCAGCTCTCGTGACTCCCGCGTCTTGGCCGACAAGACTCGCCGCTTCCTCGGCATGAATCACAAGGAGTACCGCAAGACTCTGTCTATTCTCCGTGAGCGCATCCGCGTTCTGGAGCGTCTCATGTCCGCTGGACGCTGGGACGAAATCGATTTTTCTAAGATTCCTTCTCGCGCTGGCATGATCTACAAGAACGCGTTCGCGCGTCACGATCTCGAGCGCATGCGCCAGGGTGCAGAGCAATCCTACGAGGACTTCGCAAAGGATAAGAATACCAAGGTCAATGCCAAGGCGCTCTATCCGTTTGATGTAACCAAGAAAGCCATGGAATTTGGCAATTGGGGCGGATACTACGGCAGAGGTAACAAGTCTCAGGATTTTGATAATACTGAAAGACTCATCATCAACAAGTACTGGCAGAATCTTGAGGACGTATTCAACGGATACAGTTACAACGGTATCTGTGTCTGCGACACCTCGGGAAGCATGTATGGTGATCCCCTTGCGGTAGCCATCTCTATCGCTATGTATTGTGCCGAGCACAATACCGGAGACTTCGCCAATCACTTCTTCACCTTCAGCAACAATCCTACTTTCGTAGAGATTGAAGGGGTTGATTTCGTTGATAAGGTCAATCGCATTGCCAAGGCTGATTGGGGCGGCAGTACCAATATTGAAGCGGTGTTTGACAAAATGCTGCGCATCGCAATTGAGAACCATCTGAGCCAGGATGATATTCCTCAGGGAGTTATTGTGGTTTCGGATATGGAATTCAACTCTTGTGTATGCGGCGGGCCCGTTTCTGACGTTCGTTGGTCCAGATACGGAGCAACTCCTGCGAATGAGACGCTTTTTGAAACTATTGAGAAGCGTTGGAACGCAGCAGGATATCGTCTCCCGACCCTTACGTTCTGGAATGTAAACGCCAGAAACGACCGAATCGCGATGCGCAAGGAGGGTCGCGTAAATTTCGTAAGTGGTATGTCTCCTACCATCTTCACTCAGGTGATGACTGGAAAGGATGCTATTAGTCTTATGATGGATACGCTTGATGCTGAGCGTTACGCTTGTATCCACTAAAAACCTTTTGCCCAGAGGAAACTCTGGGCAATTTTTATTATAATAGAAAAACTGCGGCCGCAGGTGAAACACTTCCAATATCTGGATAAAAAGTTCGTTTCACCTGTAGCCGCAGTTTTTTATTGATTTATGATAAAATTTATGTTATAATAAAATAAAAAAGAGGTAAATGAAATATGACAAATACCGAGTATTTGAATACAAAATCCTATCTTGCTCAATAGGCGCTAGATTTAGCAAATACTTTATCTCGCGTTGATGAACAGCTTGATGATATGTATAAAATTAACTTATATCTGCTTCGTAGGTATAAAGATGATTTAATCAAAGAATTTAATATTGATGTGCCAGAAGGTGTATTAGACGATCCCTGGTTTAAACTTCTTGAAAAAACCTTTAATCAAAATATAAATTTTGAAAACGAAACATTAATCTTATCACTTATCTCAAATCGTATTAAAGATAAGATGAAAGAAGAAATGCCAGATCCCTGGTATTGTTATGGATTTGGGGGTAGTGAAAGGTGAGATTGTGGCACAAGGATATGCTAACCGTTCTTCCAAGAGAACAGTTAGTGGCACAGTGGAGAGAACTATCAGCCATCGCTGGCAATATTCAAACCAAAGGTACACCAAATCATATCTTGGTAAATAAAGTTTTAGATTACGATTTTGACCACTTTATATCATATGCTAAATTAGTCCGTGATGAAATGACTGCGCGCAATTATCGTACCATGGATAGTGTATGGAATAAAATTGTTGCTTTAAAACCAAATTGGCAAGAAGTACCACATTGCAATCTATATTTTGATTGGATGAATGATGACTATTTTAAAGTATGTTATTATAATCTATATGAAAAATATACTTGCGGCGGTATCAGAGAAGAAGATTGGAAAGATATTCAAAAACTTGCAAATTGTTTAATGAAATAAAAAAGGGGAAGGATTTAATTCCTTCCCCTTTTTTTAAATACTTATCCATTCTTTGACGCCAATTTGAAGATAATTTTTATTATCTTCTTGGCAATAAGCTTTACTTCCTACGTAAGCAAAAAGAGACAGCTATAACAAATCTTGTTTCTTTTTTATCGCGTATTCATTCTTACCAATTACACAAATATTTGACAGGTCCATTTTTTAACCCCCTTTTTTAATTACATTTCTCTATAAAATTTAAAAAATAAAATATGCTATTTAAATAAAATTGTCCTATATTGATTTTTTTTATATTTTATTATATAATATATATAGAAAATAAATAAGGAGGATATAAAAATGAAGAAGATTTATTGCCAGGTGATTTCGGGATCTTACAAGGGTTGTATCGGAACGATTCTCAAGTCAAATGAATCTATGGTTTATTTTTATCCTCTTGATACGACGCAGCAGATTGTAAAGCACATTTCTGAGCTTGGTCCTATTGGTTCTGTGGAGGTGCGGAAATGAGCATTAAGGATATGGTTGTTAGCGTTCTTGCAGACTGTGGCTGTCAGAATAGTTATCAAATTAAAGGCTCTATTTATCGTAAGTTCGGAGAAGTTGTTACTCAATCTGCGATTACCGGCGCAATCAGAACTCTGTATAATCAAAGCCTTGCTACTCGTTCAGCAGATGGCTCGGGAAAAATGGTTTATTGGCTGACTGATTACGGAAAGGAAAAGTTGATCAAATGAGATTTTTTCCATATAGATATCATAAAAATGCTCGGTACGGTAAAGATGGGGTAGATTTGGAATCAATTCCAGAAAGAGTAACATATTTAAGTTTTGAAGAATGGAAAACTTTATATCACGGAGACCCTAAAAATTGGTCACACTTCTGGAGACAAGCAAGATATGCTTCCAATTACTATTATTATTTACCCACATATAAAAAATATTCTGATAAAGAGCATTATGTAATTATTTATATAAAATTTAAAAGAATTTTTGATTATCAAAAATATAAAAGATTTATTAAAAAACAAGAGCATAGTCACGAAGATTATGAAAATTATAAAGAAATTTATGATTTAACTTTACACATCCAAAAAAAAGCAACAGAAAACGCTCAAGAGACTCAAAAACAAATAAAAAAAGATTACGACAATTTGTGTATAAAAATATCCAATAATAATTCTAAAAAATAATATTGCTTAATTTATATAAAAACGAGGTAATTTAATGAATTTAAATTTAACAATAGATGTTGATGAGGAAACTTTTTCCAGTTTATGCGAAACTACACTAAAAGATTTGCCCAAAGACAAACTTCAAGAAATAATGCTAAAAGCAGTAGAAGCTGCTTTATTAAATGATAAAAATTACAATAATTATAACAATAAAATATTGATTACAAATCGTGGTGAGCCAACTCCGCTTTTACGAACAATATTAGAAAAAGCAGATTTTTCAGCTTATTTTGAACCTGTTGCTAAAAAAATAAGCGATTTTATTATTGAAAATTATCAAACTATTGTTTTTGATGCGTTTACAAAAATAATGGCAGATACAATATGCACTCGTTATGAATTACAAGCTCAGATTAATCAAGCAATTGATGAAAAATATCGAAGATAAATAAAAAAGGGAACATATTAATGAATTATCACTCTGATAAATGGATTATGGAACGAGTGCTCGAACATCTTAATGAAGCAAAAACACTTGTGCCTGAAAAACACATCGTTTTAATTGCTTTACAAGGATCACAAAATTATGGATTGGACTACGAGAGCTCCGACGTCGATACTAAATGTATCGTCACTCCAACTTTTAAAGATATTGCCCTTGCGCGCAAGCCCATAAGTACCACTCACGTGCGCGCGAACGACGAGCATACTGATATGAAGGATATTCGTTTGTATATTCAAACCTTCCGCAAGCAGAATCTCAACTTCCTTGAGATTCTTTATACCCCCTATTGCCGGTTTCCGAACAAGTATTTCTACGAACAGTGGAAACGCCTTGTGGACCACAGAGAAGAAATCACTCATTACGACCCTGTTCGCAGCGTTAAGTCTATGATGGGTATCGCTTCCGAAAAGTTCTACGCCATGGAACATCACTATCCTGCTCGCATGACTTGGATTGAAAAGTATGGCTACGACCCGAAGCAGCTCCACCATCTGCTCAGAGTTTCTGAGTATCTTGACAGATATCTCGCAGGTGAGCCATATGGCGATTGTTTACTTACTAAACACGCTGATTACCTCAAACAGGTCAAACTTGGTAGATATTCTTTGGAAGAGGCAAGAGAGATCGCAAATCGCGTATACGCGGATATCCATGAAAAATGCGACAAGTTCGTAGAGGAGCATAAAGACGATCCCGTTGACCATGCAGTTGACGAACTTTTGGACGATGTAGCTTACCAAATCATGGAAGAAAGTGTGCAGAGAGACTTGTGGGATGCGAAAGGTTGCCTAGTATAATAAATAGAAAAAAATACCGCAAAGAGGAGAAATATGAAAAATTATATAACAAATTGTCCTAATTGTGGAGCTCCGCTTCGAGGTTATGGTAAATGCGAATTTTGTGGGACTATTATTAATCAACCGGTTCAAGTTTTAAGCATGCGGCCTGGCCTAAGAAAGCTCGTATGCCAAACCACAGTTCCAATGCGATTGGGAGAAATTAGCCCGGAAGCAGCAGCCTCATATGTAAAAAACGACATTAAAGAGAAGATGGCAGATGCATTAACAGATTCAATTAAGTTTATAACAAGCCGTAAGATCGATCCTTGCCTCTTGGAAGAAGTTATTACTGTGCGCGGAGAACTGTTGGTGCCAGAAAATATAGACTCAATGTGGTAAATAGAACGCATGATGACGAAATCGGCGTAAATGTTGTGGAACGAAAATATTTAGAATATGAGGATAATTAAAAAAGAAGAATTATGTCTTTCAGAAAAAGAAAGACAGGATTTTGCAAATGTTTATACTATATGTAGCGAAATAACACATAGTGCTTCTACCAATACAAAACTTTATAATGCAGCAATAGAGATAACAAAAAATATAGAATATATTAACCAGCTTATTACTCCTATTCATTCAGAAGATACTAAAACTGAAACAGGTTCAATAGAAGTTTCTTCTTATATAGATAATATTAAAGGCTTTAAAGAAAATTTGGAAAAAATAAAAATGTGTATTCCTTTAAAGCAATATAGAATTAATAAATGCGATAAATGTGTATGGTCTAATGAGTGTTTTCCATATTTAAGAAGCGATACAACGGTTTCTTGTCCATCTGACCGTACTTATAAAAGAGATCCCCCCGATGGAGGATATTATGGATAAAAAAGATGTTGAAGCAATTTCCACCGCAGATGCGCGACATGGGCAGTGGATTAAAGACGATGAAACAGGCGAGCTAATATGTTCCGTTTGTCACAGTGGAAAACCAACAAGGGCTGTTTGTTCTTCAGTGATCGAACGCAAGCTGAAAAATTACGAAATCAGATACTGCTATTACTGCGGCGCGAAGATGTTGGATTAAAAATACACTACTTGCAAAACATCCTCGCCTGTGAATGATGCTGAGATTGAGATAGAGAGATTTTTTATAGTGTAAAAAGAATAAAAGGAGAAAGTATGGGACTTTATATTGCTGGAATGGATATGCCTATATTTGAACATCAAAGTTGGGATATTCGTCATGGAATTGACGGAAAATGGTATATTGTAGATACAAATGCTGAAACTTCAGATGGCGAATGGCATGAAATCATCGCCGTCCCGGAGCATGGCAGAACGATTGATGTAGATAGTAAAATCGGTGTGAATGTCACGATGTAGGAGACTGAGGCGCACTCGTAATTTTTTTCGCTAGAATGGCGCATGGTTTATTTATCATAGAAAGACAACATAAAAAGGAGCAGGAAAATGATAAAACTTTATCGGAAAAAGCCAATTGTAATTGAAGCCACTCAGTTCACTGCAAACAATTGGCATGAAGCAAGAGATTTTCTCGGCGCTGCTGGTAAGGAGTGTCCCGACGGGTTCCTTATTCATACACTCGAAGGCGATATGCTCGCCAGTCTAAACGATTTCATCATCAAAGGCGTCAATGGTGAGTTCTATCCCTGCAAGCCCGACATTTTTGTGAAAACATACGATGAATATGAGGGGGAGTAACACTCCCCCTTTGATTTTTTTATAAAAATATATTATAATATATATAGAAACGATAAAGAAAGGAATTGATAACTATGGAAAAAATGTGGTACAGAGATAAGGCGCAGGATGTCGAAGTATATCATATTGATCCTGAGAAGAAAGTTGCTCTTTGTTTCAGCGCATTTGTATGCCAACAGCAAAATGGTAATGGTTGGTTTACTGTCAAACTTGGTAAACTAGTACCTTATCCTTACGCAGAGAATTATAAAACTGGCATGAGTAAGACGGAGCGCAATAAGATTAAGTCTATGCTGACCTTGACTTACGCAGAGTGGACCTGCACAGATGGAGCAGTTTATGACCATGCTCATATTGAAGATGCAATTCAGCATCAGGCACATCTTCTTGAAGAAGGGAGACCGGTTGAAGTTTAATGGAAAAATATTATAAAGTAAGTGAGTCAGAATTACGCGAACTAATTCATGATAGCATGAAGCTTTGTGCCCTTGCAAAAGAATATAATAAAATAAACAAAATCTTGGACATGTCTTAATAATTCACCATTCCAAATTATTATATATTATTGGGAGTGGTGAATATGAAATTAAAAGATATTAGTAATCAAAAATTTGGTCGTTTAACAGTTTTATACCGAGTGTTTCCAAATTCTAAACAAGGTTCTGCTAGATGGCACTGTATTTGTGAGTGTGGAAATGAAATTGATGTTGATGGAGTAAAATTACGAATAGGACATACTAAATCTTGCGGATGCTTAGTAAAAGAAAATATGACTAAAATTGGTAAGGTATAGGGACAATTAAATGCAGAAAATTTAGCAGGTTAGAAATTTGGAAAATTAACAGCTATTCAAAGAATTTTTGATAATAACACATAGAAATATAAATGGTTATGTCAATGTGATTGTGGAGGACAAACAATCGTTGACGCAAATAAGTTGAAATCTGGACATACTAAATCATGCGGCTGTATGTTATCATATGGAGAACAAGTTATTAATTAGTGGCTAATAGAAAATCATATACCTTTTAAAACGCAGGTGACTTTTAATGATTTATACAGCTTTAAAAATAGAAAATTAAGGTTTGATTTTGGAATTTATAACAATAAGGGTGATTTATTAGCATTAATTGAATACAATGGAAAATAGCACTATGATAAAACAGCCCCCTTTTTTACAGAAGATGGACTTCAAAGAGATTAGATGAAAATTGATTATTGTAAAAAACATAATATTTTATTATACATTATCCCATATTATGATAATCCAATAGAAGAATTAAAAAAAATAATTAGTAATTTAAAAAATTACGAGGAGGTTGAATAACAATGAATGAGCACGTAGGCTACATAGTTCAGATCAAAGAGTTGAATCCGCACTCCAATGCGGACCGTCTACAGATTGCGACTATCTTCGGCGCATCTGTTATCGTAGATCTTGATGTGAAGATCGGAGACCTTGGCGTATATTTTCCTATTGATCTTCAGCTAAGCGAGGAGTATTGTGCCCAGAATAACCTCGTTCGTAAGGAGGATGAGAACGGCAACAATGTCGGCGGCTATTTGGACCCCGACAAACGCAATATTCGCGCTATGAAGCTTCGTGGTGAGAAGTCCGAGGGACTTTTCATGCCGCTGGAGTCTCTGGCATACACTGGCGAGACCAAGTTTGAGGTCGGCAACAAGATCGATGTGCTGAATGGCCACGAGATTTGCCGCAAATATATTCCCAAGGTTCAGAATCGCCAGGGCCATGTTTCCGAGGGTAATCGTACCCGCAAGCGCCATGTTCCTATTGCGCCTCTGTTCGCAGAGCATGCAGATACCGAGCAGTTGGCGTATAACCTGGAGGCCTTCAAGGCAGGAGATCAAATTGAAATTACTTTGAAGATGCACGGTACTTCTGGACGTACTGGCTATCTGCCCAAGTTCCAAGGCTACAAGCGCACTTTTTGGGATAAGATTTTCCATCGTGAGGGTACTCCTATCTATGATTGGGACTACGTAACTGGCACCCGCCGCTGCGTTATCAACGATTTTAATGCTGGTGGTGGATTCTATGGCGATAACGCTTTCCGTGAGCCTCATGCTCGTTTCTTCGAAGGCAAGCTCCATAAGGGTGAGACTGTATATTACGAAATCGTTGGTTTCACTAACACCGGTGCGCCTATCATGGGACAAGTTGCCAATAACAAAATCTCCGATAAGGAGTTTATCAAGCGGTATGGTAAGACCACTACTTTCTCTTATGGTTGTGATCCAAAAGGAACCGATACTGAGCCTCAGTCTGCAATGTATGTCTATCGTATTACCTCTACAAATGAAGATGGTGACGTCGTTGAGTATACTCCTGACTTCATGCGTTACCGTTGCGAGCAGATGGGTGCTAAATGCGTCCCGGTGATGTGGAAAGGATATATTCCTAGTGCCGCAAATGACGAAGGACTCGTGCAGAGCGAAGACTTTTTAACGAATGATGATGGGGAGTTTTCTGAGTGGATTCTCAAGACGCCTGGCGAGTATATTAAGGATATCGCAGAGCAGTTTTACGATGGTCCAGACCCTATCGGCAAGACTCACGTGCGCGAAGGCGTTGTAATTCGTATCATCAATCGTCCTAAGTTCTGCGCCTATAAGCACAAGAACTTTAACTTCAAAGTCCTCTCTGGAATTGCGGCTGACCTTGCTGCGGAGAGTGGTGCGGCTGACGCTATGGACGAGGATAGACTTGCTGAGTTGTAATTTTGGACAAAAACAGTCTATCTAATGAAAAACAAGGAGGATTAAAATGGAAGATAAAAAACTTTGCCCCTTTAGAAAAGAAACTTATTTTATGATTAATACTATGGGAGGACCACGAACAACCAATAATCCCAGTGAAGCGGAATTTACTCAAGAAAGATTTCTTCCTTGTCTAAAAGAAAAATGCATTAAATGGAACAGTGTTGTTGGCTGTACAGGAAGATATAATATGCTTAAAACTAAAAACTGCCCTAACTGTGGCGCTCCATATGAACCAGATTTAAATAAATGTCCTTATTGCGGAATGATTTATTTTGATATGTCTATTATTGATTTTAGTAATAATGATCCTTTCTTCTTAAAAATCAGAAAAGATGGACTTTGCATAACTCAATTGGTTCGTCCAACTACTGGTGAGTTTAAAATTATAGAAGATACAACTTGTGTTGATGGTGGTATTAACAATATTAAAATGGCGGCTATTACGAATCGTACTGCAATAACCGATTTATCCTTTGAAGTTGGTCTAAATGGTAAAACTCTTATTCGTATAGATGACAATTCTGCAAAGTAAAAATAAGGATGTGTTTCTAATGAGCGACCTTGAATTTTTCCTTAATCTACTGGAAAATAAAGAAGAACATGAAGATTGGTTTTTGCGCCCAATACAAGGTTCTTACTGTCGACTTGAAATTTTCAAAGACGGCAATCCAGAAAATCATGATTCAGATAATGAAATTCGGCTATATTTTTGTCGAGGAAAATTAAATAAACAATACAAATAAAGC